CGTCTTCAACTCCCCGACCCGCATCCGCGACCACGCGGGCGAGTTCGACGAGACGATCGTCCCCGGCGCGTTCAAGCGCAGCCTGGCCGAGCGCACCCCGGTGCTCCAGTGGGACCACGGCCGCGACCCCTCCGTTGGCACGGCGCCGATCGGGGACGTCACCGACCTGCGTGAAGACGACCACGGCCTGCTGGTGCGCGCCCGCCTGTACGACCACCCGAGCACGGAGCGGGTGCGAATGGCGATCAAGGGCAAGTCCGTCAAGGGCATGAGCTTCCGCTTCGGCGTCCCCGAGGGCGGCGAGTCGTGGTCGAAGCGGGACGGCGTCGAGCAGCGGGAGATCCGCGACGCCGACGTCCACGAACTGGGCCCGGTCGTCTTCCCCGCCTACAAGAGCACCACGGTCAGCGTCCGGGACCTGCTGGCCACCCTCGACCCGGACGAGTACCGGGAACTGATCCGCGAGCTTGCCGCCGAACTCCGGCGCGCCCCGGATCTCACAGACCTCGTCGGGCAGTCCGGGCCGGAGCGCCCGGGCGGCGACGACCTCGGCTCGGAGCCCAGCAGCGGCCGAGTGCCGGACCCCCACCTCCGCCAGCGCCTGGATGAAGGCGCACTCCGAGTCCGAGGGATTCTCAGGTGAATAACACCGCCCGGCCGACGCTGATCGGCTACCGCAAGAACGGCGCCCCCATCTGGCTTATCCAGGGTGGCGCCATCGACATCATGCCGGAGCTGCGCGGCGCATCGGCCGACAGCAACGACGACGCCCTCTACGAGGCGCTGCGGGGTAAAACCCCCGACGACCTCACCCACTTTGTCGAGGTTCTGGACGCGCACCTGCGCACCATCCACCAGGACGAGCACACCGGCGAACTGCGGGACAAGACGCCCGCCGAGCAGACCGCCTTCGACTTCGGCCTGCGGCTGCGCGATCTCGCGATCAAGAAGGTCGACGAGCACCGGGCGGTGCAGGAGGTCTTCAAGCGGCGCCCCAAGTCCGTCGAGGCGGCGATGCTGAACCTGGGCACCCGCGACAAGGCGGACCCGTACGGCGACATCCGCCGGATGACGGTCTCCGAGGCCCGGGACCGGGCGCTGCGCATCCTCGATGACCGCAACTCGGCCGCGCACCTGAGTGGCGAGGAGAAGGACACCGTCGAGCGGCAGGTCCGTGTCTCGACCGACATCGCCCGCCGGATCCTGGTCACCGAGCACGAGGCGTACCGGGACGCGTGGTTGAAGATGGTCACCCGCCCCAACGGCGCGATGTACCTCAACGAGGACGAGCGTCGCGCGATGATGGCGTTCGACGAGTACCGGACCATGTCGGAGGGAACGACCACAGCGGGAGGATTCGGAATCCCCGTTTTCATCGATCCCTCGATCATCCTCACCGCGCAGGGGTCCGGGAATCCGTTCCTCCAGATCGCCCGGCAGGTCGACGTCAACACCAACGCCTGGAAGGGCGTGTCCTCGGCCGGCGTGAACTGGTCCTTCGATACCGAAGGCGTCGAGGTCTCCGACGACTCCCCGACGCTGGCCCAGCCGACGGTCACCGTCTACATGGCCCGCGGTCTGATCCCCTACACCATCGAGGTGGGCCAGGACTACCCGAGTTTCGCCGCCGAGATGAGCACCCTCCTCGCCGAGGGCTACGACGAGCTGCTCGTCGACAAGTTCACCCGCGGAACCGGCACCGGCGAACCGCAGGGCATCCTCACCGTGCTGTCGGCCACGGCCGGCGCCCGGGTCGCGGTCCAGACCTCCGGCGTGAACTTCGGCGCCAACGACCCGTACGCCGTCTGGAAGGCGCTCGGCCAGCGGTTCCGCCGCAAGGCGGCCTGGATGATGTCCGTGGACGTCAACAACAAGATCCGCCAGATCGGCACGGCGAACGTGTTCCACGCGTTCACCGAGTCGCTGCCCGCCGAATGGGCGGACATGCTGTTCGGCAAGACGGTGTACGAGTCGCCGTACATGCCGGACACCACCACGTCGACCGCGGCGAACTCGGGGCTGGCGATCGTCGGGGACTTCCAGCAGTACGTCATTGCTCGAAGGGGCGGCATGAGCGTCGAGCTTGTGCCCCATTTGACCAGTACGACTACAAATCTGCCGAATGGCACCCGGGCGTGGTTCGCGTACAGCCGCATCGGTGGCGGGGCAGCGAGTACGAGCGCGTTTAAGTTGCTGGTCAACACGGCGTAGCCAGCGGATGCCCATGACGACCTCATCCGCCCCGCACCTGAGGGAGACCTCCGTGGCAGAAGTAATCAAACCGAAGACCGGCACCGAGAAGGCGGCTGAACCCAAGGCGCCCGAGCCGAAGAAGGCCGTGCTCGGCAAGGCGGCCGAGTCGGGCGACCCGACCATCCAGCGGCTCCTCGCCGAGCAGGAGATCCACCGCTCCAACGGCGACGACGAGCAGGTCGACAAGATCCGCGAGCAGCTCGCGGGCCTCGGCTTCGAGTAGCCCCCCACCACCAGCGCGGAAGCCCCGGACCACCCCCACGGTCCGGGGCTTCCGCGTCCCCAAGGAAGGCCAACCATCCATGAACATCGTGTACGCCAAGGACAGCCTGCGGGTGCAGATGGGCGACGGCACGACGCGGCGGTACCCGCCCGGGTCACACTGGCCCGCCGACGACCCGTTCGTCCTGGCCAACCCCGGCCAGTTCTCCACCGACCCGCGCTACCACCTCGCCTTCAGCGACCCGCGCCCCGAGTACTTCGGCGACGTGGCCGACGAAACGGCCACCGCGAACCCCGGCGAGCGCCGCAACACCCGCCGCACCGCCTGAACTCCTCCGGCCGGCCGCTGGGATGGTCGGCCGGCCGGAGGTCCACCATCCCGACCTGAAGGACCCACCGTTGACCGACGAACCCGCCGACGTGACACCGGACCCGTCCGAAGCTGTCGCCGTCGCCTACGTCCACTCCGACACCGTCCACTATTCGTGGCACCACTGCATGACCCAGCTGCTCGCCTACGACGCGGCCACCGAAGGGCGAATCTGGACCGGCGGGTACGTCGCCATCCGAGGCGGCACCGACGGCCTCGCCGAGGCCCGCAACACCGCAGTGCGGGAGTTCCTCGCCGACTCCACCGCCGGCTGGTTGTGGTGGGTGGACACCGACATGGGCTTCGCCCCGGACACCGTGGACCGGCTGATCGAGGCCGCGGACCCCGCCGAACGGCCCGTCGTCGGCGCATTGGCCTTCGCCAACCGCGAGGTCGAGAACGACGGCATGGGTGGACGGCGCTCCGTCGTCGCCCCCGTCGTCCTGGACTGGAAGACCATCGACGGGGAGTCCGGATTCGACACCCGCTGGGACTACCCGCGCGACACCCTGACCCGGGTCCACGGGGTCGGCTCCGCGTGCGTACTCATCCACCGGTCCGTGTTCGAGCGGGTCGCCGCCCAGTTTGGGCCCAACTGGTACAGCCGCGCCCGCAACCCCTCCACCGGCGCGCTGATCAGCGAAGACCTGTCCTTCTGCGTCCGGGTCAACGCTCTGGATATCCCGCTGTACGTGCACACCGGCATCGGGACCACCCACGCGAAACTCGCCTGGCTCGGCGAAGAGGACTACTGGCGCCAACGCGCCATCAACGCCGAGCCGAGCGTCCAGGGCGGGTTCACGCCCGAGCAGGCTGTTGCTGCCGTTAGTGCCCCCGAGCGGACCTGGACCGTACCGCGGTACGCGATCATCCCCACCCACAACCGGCCGGCCCGTCTGCTCGCGCTCGTCGCGTCGCTTCGTGGCCAGTGCGACCACGTCCTGGTCCTCGACAACGCATCCGACCCGCCCGCGGACGCCGCCAAACTCACCGGCACGTTCGGCGGGCACGACGTACAGGTCTGGCGCGACAAGGAACAGCCGCCACACCTGAGCCGGTACTGGAACGTGCTGTTCGACCGGGCCGCCGAGCACGCAGAGTCCGAGGGCATCACCGCCTGGGACGTCGCGGTGCTGAACGACGACGCGACGGTGCCGGCCGGGTGGTACGACGCCTGCTCGAACGGGCTGCGCGACCACGGGACGGCGATCATCGCGCACACCACCCCGACCCGGCCGGCGCTGCTGACCGAGTTGGGCAACGACCCCCGCAACCGCATGACCCCGCACGCCTTCGTGATCCGCGGCGAAATCGGCATGCGCGCGGACGAGGCCATGAGGTGGTGGTACTTCGACTCCGACCTCGACCAGCGGGCCCGGCTCGCCGGCGGGGTGCTGTCCGTGCGCGGCCCGCAGGTCGCGAACTCGCTGGCCAACACCACCACCAGGGGGGCGCTGGCCGAGCAGGCCGAGAAGGACCGCGCCGCCTTCGAAGCGAAGTGGTCGGCATGATCGGATACGGGACCTGTGTCGGCTCCTGGGACAAGCTGCGACGCAACGTCGCGCCCCGCACTGCCGGCCGGCCGCTGTTCGCCCTGTCCGGGCAGACGCAGCTGACGGTGGCCTACAACACCGTCCTCGACGCCTACCGGGGCAGGGACCTCGACGCGGTGATCCTGCTGCACGACGACCTGGACATGGTCGACCCGCACGCGGAGGAGAAGTTCCTCAAGGCGCTCGCCGAGCCCGACATGGCGCTGGTCGGGGTGTGCGGCGGCAAGGGCGACGAGACGCTGGCCTGGTGGACGTCGGAGACCGTTGGTCACCAGATGACCGACTCCGGGATGCTCGACTTCGGCGAGCGCACCGGGGATGTGGCCTTCATCGAAGGCTCGATCATGGTCTTCAGCCCTTGGGCTGTGGAGAACCTGCGCTTCGACGAGCGGTACCCGGGATTCCTCGGCTACGACGACGTCTGCCTCACCGCACGGGCCGCCGGCAAACGGGTCACCGTTGCCGACGTCGACACCCACCACCACTCCACGGTGGGCTTCAAGTCGCCGGCCATCGCCGCGGCGTGGGATGTCGCGGAGGAGATCTTCCAGGAGAAGTGGTGGGGCCGGTGAAGCGCACCTCCTGCTCCGCCTGCGGCCACCAGGATCTCGACGAGTTCCTCGATCTCGGCCTCAGCCCGATCGCCGACGCGTACACCACCACACCGGACGAGCCGGTCGACCGGTTCCCGCTCCAGGTTGCGGTGTGCGCGAAATGCCGGCTTGTGCAGCTGCTGGAAGTCGTCGACCACGACGTGCTCTTCGGCACCGGGTACTCGTTCTACAGCTCCGCGAGTGCGCCGCTGAGCGCCTACCACGCCTCGTACGCCCGTGACGTGCTGCGCCGCTACCCGGACCTCGCCCGCCGCGGTGTGGTCGAGGTGGGCTGCAACGACGGGGACCTGCTGCGCCACTTCGCCGTCTACCCGGCGCTCGGCGTGGACCCCGCCGCCGGCCCGGCCGCCGCGGCCGCCGACCGGGGGCTGGACGTGCTGGTGCGCCCGTTCGGGCTCGCCGCCGCGTGTGACATTCGTGACCGCCGCGGCCGGGCCGGGATCGTCGTCGCCAACCACGTCCTCGCACACGTCGCCGACGTCGCCGATGTCCTCGCCGGCATCCGCGCCCTGCTCGCGCCGGATGGCGTGGCGATGGTCGAGGTCCAGTACCTGCCCGACCTGTTGGTCAACAACGCGTTCGACCTCGTGTACCACGAGCACCGCAACTTCTTCAGCCTCTCGTCACTGGAGCAGGCGGCGCAGCGGCACGGCCTGTTCGTCGCCGACGCGCAACTCACCGACCGGCAGGGCGGCTCCCTGCGGGTCACCCTGACCACCAACCCCATTCCCTCGGCACGGGTCGACGCGATCCGGGCGTCGGAACGCTGGCTGCAATCCTGGGGCGCCTACGAGGGGATGCAGGGACGGGTCGAGCGGATCCGCACCCGCCTCGTCGACCTCATCGCCGCCGAACGGGCGGCGGACCGTATCGTCGCCGGCTGCGGCGCACCCGCGAAGGCGACGACCCTGCTCAACTTCTGCGGCCTGACCCGCAACGAATTGCGGCTGGTCACCGACACCACCCCGGCCAAGCGGGGCCGCCACATACCCGGCACCGGCATACCGATCCTCGCCCCGGTTGAGGTGACCGGCGGGGTCGACACCTACGTGTGCCTGGCCTGGAACTACACCCGCACGATGATCCGCAACAACCCCCGGCCCCGGTGGATCGTCCCCATCCCCGCCCCCATGCTGTTGTGACGGCGCTGATCCTGGGAGTCAGCGGCCAGGACGGCTACTACCTGGCCACGCAGCTGCTCGAAGCCGGCATTGAGGTGCACGGGGTGGTCCGCCGCCGCACATCATGGCCGCTCGGCGTCCGGCTCCACGCCGCGGATCTCCTCGACCAGGACTCGCTGCGGCAGGCCCTGCGCCGGTCCCGACCCGACGTGGTCTACAACCTCGCCGCGGTCACCGCGCCCGGCGGGGCGTGGGGAGCCCCGCCGCCCCCGCTGCTGGCCGAGGTGACCGGGCTCGGCGTGGTCCGGCTGATGGACGCCATGCTGAGGGTCTGCCCGGACGCCCGGCTCGTGCACGCCTCCTCCAGCGCGGTCTACGACCCGCACCGCTACGGCCTGTACGGCATCAGCAAGCGGTTCGCCCACGATGCGGTGGTCGGTTACCGGAATCGGCTGCGCTGCTCCAACGCGGTGCTGTACTCGCACACCTCGCCCCGCCAGGACGGCAGGTTCCTCGCCCCGACGATCTGCGCCACCCTGGCCCGCATCCGTACCGGCTCCCAGGAGCGACTGCGGCTCACCGACGTCCTTGGCCGCCGCGACTGGGGCTACGCACCCGATTTCACCCGGGCGCTGACGCTGATCGGCACGGCGGACCGGCCCGGAGACTGCGCGGTCGCCACCGGGCACCGCCACACGGTGCGGGACTTCGTGGACATCGCCCTCGATGCGGCCGGGCTGGACTGGTCCGTCGTCGACATCGACCAGGGCCCGGTCGCCCCCGCCGAGCACCCCGCCGACCTCATCGCGGTACGGGCGCTGGGCTGGAGACCCGAGATGGGCTTTGCGGCAATGGTCCGGCTCATGGTGGAGGCTGCGTGGACATCACCGTCGCCATAGCCGTTCACCCACCCCGGCTCGGCGCCGGAGGTCCGTACGAGCGGGCCGCCGCGAGCGTGTGGGCACAGACCCTGCAACCGTCCGGCGGCATCGCCGGCGTGCTCGACGAAGCAGGCGACGGGGCTGCGGTCACCCGCAACCGGGCGCTCGACCTGGTCACCACCAAGTGGGTCGCCTTCCTCGACTCCGACGACGAGTTATACCCGGACCACCTCAAGCTGTGCGCCCGCTACGCCCGCCTCAGCGGCGTTGACGTCGTCTACCCGGGCTGGGACGGGCCCGACCCGACGGGCATGTTCGGGCAGCCCTTCGATTCGGTGCTGCTCCAGCGAGCGAACTACATCCCCGTCACCGTCCTAGCCCGCACCGCCGCGGTCCGGGCGGCCGGGGGCTTCCAGGACCACCCCGACGACAACGGTGACCCGTGCGAGGACTGGGGACTCTGGCTGGCCATGTGCGAGCAGGGCGCCAGGTTCGGACACCTCCCCGTGAAGACGTGGCGCATGCACCCGGGTGGGACCCGGGGACGACCAGACAGGTGAAGGAGCCCAGATCATGCACGGTGGCACCATCGGTCCGGCCGGTGACCTCGGGCTGGCCATCATCCGCAGGTCGGGCGCCCGGATCCCCGTGGTGGAGCCGACGGCCTGGCCCATGCGTCCGGTCAGCGTCACGGACGTGCTGGAGCACGGAACCCCGCAGAAGGGCCTGTCCCGGGAGGTCAACGACTGGCGGCTGCGAAACCTGCGGAACCTGTGGCGGGGCGTGCGGCGGGTCGGGCTCGCCCGGTCACTGCGGCTGCCGACCATGTACGGACAGCTGTGGCTGTCAGTGATCCGCGCCGACGGTCAGGTAGTGGACCTGGGTCTCGCCTCGCTGCGGGTGGTCACCACGGCCGGCGTGAACTTCCTGGTCGACGCGATGCAGGGCATCGTCGAGCCGGAGATCCTCAAATTCCACGGCATCGGCACCGGCAACACCGCCGAGGCCGCCGCCGACACCGCGCTGGTCACCGAGTCGACCACCGCGCTCAACCCGGACTCCACCCGTGCCACGGGCACGCTGACCGAAGGTGCCAGCGCGAACATCTACCGCACGGTCGGCACCCTCACCGCGGACGCCACCATCGCCGCCGTCGAGCACGGCATCTTCAGCCAGGCCGCCACGGGCGGCGGGACGCTGCTCGACCGGTCCGTGTTCTCCACGGTCACCCTGGCCTCGGGTGACTCCCTGCAATCCACCTACGACCTCACGTTCACGGCAGGGAGCTAAACCCCATGGTCAGCATCCAGCAGGCCGCCGGGCCGCCGCCGAACCCCTACGTCTGGGAGTCCCCGGACTACCACGGCAACGTCATCCGGATCACGATCAACTTCGACTCCGGGACCGGCGCTCTGACCGGCGCGACGGCGTTCCGGGACACCAACTGCGTCTACCGGAAGATCTACTTCGGGGTCGGGGTCGACGGGAAACCCGATACCACCGGCCACGTTGTCAACGTCTCGGCCGGCACCGCGAACGTCCCCGCCGGCCAGCTGCACTCCGCCGGCCTGGACACCATCTCCGACGTCCTTGCCGGTCAGATCACCGCCGGACCCTGACATCCGGGGGTAGGTCATGGCCCTGGCGATCGACGCCTCCACACCCGCGATCGCCACCCAGACCACCGGCACCGTCGCCACCGTCGCCACCGCATCATTCACCCCACCGTCGGGGTCGGTGCTGCTCATCGGCTGGGCCGCCAACAGCGCCACGGGTGCGGACCCGACGACACCGACCATCACCGACAACCTCGGCGTGCACCTGACCTACTCGCTGGTCGCGCACTCGCACCGCGCCGACGGGCCCGCCGCCGACGGGCAGGCAGCCATGTGGACCGCGGTCGTCGCCTCGTCCGCTGCGATGACCGTGACCGTCACCAACGGCGCGGCCTCCGGATCGCGCGAGGCGGCGCTGCGGGTGTGGGTGCTGACCGGCGCGGACACCACCACCCCGGTCGGGGCGAGCGGCAAGTCCGGGTCCACTTCCGCCGGCAGCATCGCCCAGAACTACACCGCGCAGATCACCGGCGGGCAGGGCTTTCTCGCCGACGCGGACTGGGATCTCAAGGGGACCCAGACCGCCGGCACCGGCACCACCCGCGACGGCTCCGCGAACGTGTCCTCCGCGTTCACCTACGGCTTCTTTCGCCGCACTTCGGCTGACGACGTCAACACGGTCAGCAACACGATCAACGCGACGTTGGGCGGCACCAGCACCAACGTGCGCTGGGTGTACGCCGAACTCCGCCCCGCCACCGCCGCCACCGTGTCGGACGCCCCGATCCGCCGCCCGCTGATGGGCGCCCTGCTCCAGGTCTGAGGAGGCTCCACGTGGCAGCACAGCGCGGCGTGTACACGGTGAGTTTTAGCGAGCAGACCATCGCCGCCGCCTCCGGCGACTACGACCTGTTCGAACTGGTGCCGGCCGACGACCGGCCCATCGAGCTGGTCGCCCTGTTCCTCGGCAACAAATCCGAGGTCGGCGACGCCCAGGACGAAATGCTGTCCATCAACATCATCACCGACTACACCAGCTCGTCGAACGGCACCTCGACGACACCACGGCCGCTGGACTCCCGCGACGGGGCGGCCGGGTTCACCGCCGAGGTTCTCGGCGCCACCGTGGCCACCACGGGCACGCCGATCACCACCCATGCAGACACCTTCAACGTCCGTGCCGGATGCCAGCTGATCTTTCCAGAGATCATGCGGACGAAGGCCGACCAGGGCGACACGGCGATCTACATCCGCCTCACCTCGGCCGTAGCCGACGATCTCACCCTGTCCGGAACCGCGTACGTCCGCGAGCTGTAGGAGGCGCGGTGCCGCTGTTCGGGCCGGACACCACCTGGCAGCATGTCCGGCCCCGACAGCGCCCGGTGCCGTCGGTCACCGCGGGCGGAACGGTCTTCACGCAGGACCTCGCCGGCTCCATCACCCCGTCCGGCGTGCTGCAGCGCAGCACCGGTAAGGCGCTCACCGGCACGCTCACCCCGGGTGGCGTGCTGCTGCGCGCCGCGGGCAAGATCCTCGCGGGTTCCGCCGCCCCGACGGGCGCGCTCATCAGGCAGACCGCGAAAACCTTCACCGGCACCCTGACTCCGAGCGGCACGCTGGCGACGATCCGGGCGATCCTGCGCACCTTCGCCGGGACCATCACACCGACCGGGACGCTGACCAGGCAGGACCAGAAGCCACTCGGCGGATCGGTCACCCCCGCCGGGGCCCTGGTCAAGCAGACCACCAAAACCTTCGCCGGCAGCCTCACGCCCACCGGGGCGCTCAGCGTCATCAAGGCGGTCCTGCGCACCTTCGCCGGGACCCTGACCCCGGCGGGCGCCCTCGCCCGGCAGGACCAGAAGCCACTGGCCGGCACCCTCGCCCCCGCCGGCACCATCACGAGGCAGACCGCGAAGCGACTCGCCGGCACCGTGACCCCCACGGGTGCCCTCGCGGCGGCGAAGGCCGTCCCGCGCTCGTTCGCCGGCACACTCACCCCGTCGGGGTTGCTGGTCCGGCAGGCCGGGAAGGCGCTCGCCGGCAACCTCACCCCGGCCGCGGCGCTGACCCGCACCACGACCAAGACCGTCGCCGGAACCCTCACCGCCACAGGCGCGCTGCTCAAGCAGGCCGCGAAGCGGTTCGTCGGCACCGCGGCACCCGCCGGCGCGACGACCACCCAGACCATCGTCGGGGGCGCCTTCCACCGCGCCACCTCGACGGCCTCCATGACCGCCCGGCGCACCTCCACCCCGGCGGTAGCCGCCCGCCGAGCCTCCACGGCAGCCGTGACCGCCCGGCGCACCTCCGTGCCGACCGTCACCGGAGGTGAGTAGTGGCCGCCGAGGTGTTCTTCACCAACGCGAGCGAACTGGCGACCCTGACCAACACCTTCGAGGTGTCCGGGGTCGCCACGGACCCGACCACGGTGTCCCTGATCGTCACCGACCCGTCGGGCACCACGACGACCTACACCTACGCACTGGCCGAGATCACCAAGGACTCGACGGGCGTCTACCACAAGGACATCGCCTGCTCGACCGCCGGCACCTGGCAGTACGTGTGGATCGGCACCGGCACCGCCACCGACGTGGTCGCCGGGACCTGGGCCGTCGTCTCGACCGCGCTGCAGAACCTCTACTGCACCCCGGAGATGCTGAAGAACCGCAAAGGCATCACCGACAGCTTCGACGACTTCGAGATCCTCGGCGCCTGCCGGGCGGTCGCGAGGTGGATCGACGAGCAGTACTGCGAGCGGTTCTTCTACCGGATCACCGCGACGAAAACATTCGGCGCCGGCGACTGGTACTGCCTGAAGGTCCCCGACCTGGTCAGCATCACCACCCTCAAGACCGACGAGGACGGCGACGGCGTCTACGAGACCACCTGGACCGCCGACGTCGACTACCAGCTCCTGCCGGTCAACGCCGCCACCGGGCTGGAACAGAAACCGTACAACGAGATCAGAGCCATCGGCTCCCGGCTGTTCCCGGTGATATACGGCCGGGGCGTGCGGACCAACCGGGTACAGATCGCGGGAGTGTGGGGCTGGCCCGCTGTCCCCGCACCCGTCACCGAAGCAGCGAAGATCCTGTCCGGCGACTACCTGAAGCTGGGCGGCATGGCCTTCGGGGTGGCCGGCTATGGCGAGTACGGCGCGGTACGCGCCCGGATGAGCAACCCGGCCATGGAAATGCTCAACGCCTACCGGAAGAACCCGGTCCTGATCGGCTGAAGCGGCGGTGAGCGTTGGCCACCATCAGCCAGATCCGCGACGCCATCGGCACCCGCCTGCTGACCCTCGACCAGATGCGGGTCCAGGACGAGTTCGGCGAGGACCCGCCCGTGTCGGCCAATGCCTGCGTTGCGGTGGTCCAGTACGCCGGAGCGACGTACGACTCCGTCTTCGGCGGTCAGGGGGACGCTCTGCTCTTCGGGGTCATCGTCCTGGTCAGCCGGGGGTCCGACCGCATCGCGATCGACACGCTCGACGCCCTCAGTGACCCCAGCCCCGGCTCGACCACCTCGGTCCGCAACGCGGTCAACGGCAGCCTCGGCGGGGTGGTGGCAGCGGCCACGGTCGCCACGGGCAGCGACTACAAGGACTACCCGATCGGCGAGCAGAGCTACGTCGGGGTCGAGTTCGTCGTGCAGGTGATGACCTGATGCGCTGGCTCGCCGCCGAACCTGGCCCGCAGTTTTCCGTGTTGGACGTGCACACCGGCTACGTGGAGGCGCTGCGCGCGGCCGGCGAAACGGTGGTCACCTACCCGCTCGGCGCCGCCCTCACCTTCTACGACTCCGTGCTCCTGCAGTCCGGCAGCCACACCTTCCACAAGGCGCTGAGCGGACAGCAGGCCACCGAACTGGCCGCCGACCGGCTCGCCGGCGCGCTGTACAAGGTCCGGCCCGACGTGCTGCTACTCACCAGCGGGTTCTTCATCGACACGGACCTGCTCGACGTCGCCCGCCGCGACGGCGTCCGCGTCGTGGCGATCCTGACCGAGCAGCCGTACGAGCACGCCCGCGAACTGGACCTGGCCCGCCACTGCGACCTGGTCCTGCTGACCGACCCGGTCAACATCGGAGACTTCCGGGGCGTCACCCGCGCCGCCCACGCCCCGCACTGCTACCGGCCCGACGTGCACCACCCCGGCCCCGCCGACCCAGCCCTGGCCTGCGACCTCGCGTTCGTCGGCACCGGCTACGCCTCCCGGATCCGGTTCTTCGAGGCGATGGATCTGACCGGGCTGGACGTGCTCCTCGCCGGCAACTGGCAGCAGCTCGACGAGGACTCGCCGCTGCGCCGGTACGTGGCCACCGGCCCCGACGACTGCCTCGACAACACCCGGGCCGCCGACGTGTACCGCTCCTGCTCCGTCGGGATCAACCTGTACCGCCGCGAAGCCGAGTCACCCGACCGGATGCAGGGCTGGGCGGTCGGACCCCGCGAGGTCGAAATGGCCGCCATCGGCTGCTTCTACCTGCGCGACCCCCGCCCCGAGGGCGACCAGCTGCTCCCGATGCTGCCCACCTTCCACAGCCCGGAGCAGGCCGCCGACCAGATCCGCTGGTGGCTCCACCACCCCGACCAGCGCGCCGCGGCCGCGCTCAAAGCACGCGACGCCGTTCAGGACAGAACCTTCGACCGCGCCGCCGAGCGGCTGCTGCGGCTGCTGGATGAGGAGTAGATCGTGGGACGAATCGCCGGCAGGAATGCCGCCATCTACCTGGGCGCAACCACCTCGGCGGCCGCGAGCCCGCTGAGTTTCCAGAACAAGTGGTCGATCAAGTTCACGTCGGACAAGATCGACGTCACGTGTTTCGGCGACGCGAACAAGAACTACGTCGCCGGCCTCCCCGACGCCCAGGGCGACCTGTCCGGCTTCTTCGATGACGCGTCCGCCCAGACCTACCCCGCCGCGACGGACGGCCTGAGCCGCAAGTTCTACCTGTACCCGTCGTCGAACACGCCGACCGTGTACTTCTTCGGCACCGTCCTCGCCGACCTGTCGATCGACGGGTCCGTCGCCGGCGCCGTCGAGGTGTCTGCGTCCTGGAGTGCGGCAACACAGATCCAGCGGGTACCGGCCACATGATCCAGATCGGGTTCCGCGGCACCGAGGAACTCGACGACCTGGCCCAGCGCCTCGCCGAGGCTCCGCGACGGCTCCGCGACGAACTCCGCAAAGGGCTCGCCGCGGCCGCCCGACCCGCGGTACAGGATCTCCGGCGGGAGATCCGCGGCGTGTCGATGGCCCAGACGAAACGGTGGGTGCCAAGGTCCCGCCGCCTCGTCGGAAACAGCCTCGGCCGGGGCAGCAGCCCCCTGCGCTCGCCCATCGCCGCCGCCGTGCAGGTCAAGGCCGAAGTCAACGGCGACGGGGCCAGCGTGCAGATCCAGCTCGACGAAGCCCAGGTCCCGACCCGCGGCCGCTGGCTAACCCCATACGTCGTCGGCCGCAAGAAGCGGCTGCGGCACCCGTTCATGGGCCGCTGGCGCTACGCCGTGCAGGCCACCGGCGACCTCAACGTGTGGTGGCCGACCCTGCAGAAACACATGCGCCGCTTCGCCGCGGCGCGGGATGCCGCCGCCGCGAGCACCGAACGCAGTCTGGAGGGCTGACGTGCCACGCATCCGCCTGTGCGACTCCGACCGGGAGCGCTACGGCGGGCCGGAATGGGTGGAGTTGCCCGCCCTCGACCTCATGGACGAGGACACCGGACTCATCGAGGCCATCGAGGAGGCGTGGGACCTTTCCCCCACCGAACTGCTGCGCGGGGTCGCCCGTAACTCGACGAAGGCGCTCCGGGCGATCATCTGGGTCGCCCGGCGGAAGGCCGGTTGCAACGACCCCGTGGCCACCTTCAAACCGAAGGTCCAGAAATGGTCGGGGATCACCTACGAAGCGCTGCCCGCTGAGGATGCCGCCCTGGCTGATGCCGACCCCCCAGCCAACCGGGCGGACCGCCGCGCCGCCAAGGCAGCTGGGAAAAAGAAGAGCACCGGAAGGTCAAAGCGCTCATCGACGAGCACCACATCGACTTCCTCCGCGTCCTCCACTCCCAGCCCCACGACGTCCGACGCTGGTCCTACCGCCAGTTCCTCACCGCCGTCGCCTACCTAGAGGCCCGGGCTGACGAACGGGGGTAGCCGTGGTCACGCTGCGCGTCGATGTCGAAGCCGCCCGCGCCCGCACCGAGTTCGCCAGCGCCAGCCGTGCCGTTCAGGGTTTCCGCGGGTCGCTGGCCGATGCCGAGCGGGAAGCGGACCGGCTCGGCGACGAACTCCGGGTTGCCGACGCCCGGCTCGCGCAGTCCGTACGAGAGTTCGAGGCAGCTGAGCGGGCCGCGGACGCCGCCGCGGACGAGGTGCGCCGGCTCACCGCCGACGTCGCCGCGGCCGGCGCCAACCCGCCACGCGCCCTGACCCAGGAGCTACGACGGGCCGAGGACGCCCTACGCGCCGCGGAACGGGAGGAAACCCGCCTCCGCGACCGGATGGAGGAAACCAACGAGGCCGCCCGCCGCACCCGCCGCTCCTTCGACGACGCCGGCGACGAGGTTGCCCGGATCACCCGGGAACTGGTCGCCGCGAACGTCGAGGCGGCCCGGCTCAGCCGGCAGTTGGAAGCGGCGCAGCGCCGGGCCAACAACCCGGGCCGCAGCGCCCAGCGGGGCCTGCTCGGCTTCCGGCAGCAGATCTCCCAACTGCTCGGCGGGCAGCAGAACGGCGCCCGGCAGGGTTTGGGGGACATGCTGCGTGACGCGTGGGCGGCCATGCCCGTCGAGGTGCGTGGCGCCATCGTCATCGCCGGCGTCACCATGGCGGCCATCTTCGCCGAGGCGGTGGGGGCGGCCGTCGCCGGACTGCTCGTCACCGCGCTCGGCGTGGGGCTCGCCGGGGCGATCGCCGCTTTGGCGGCATCGACGTCGAACGTCGTGCAGCAGGCGTTCAAGAACGTGTTCAAGCCGATCGGCGACGAGGCCGTGCGGCTCGCCCAGATCGCCGAGGGCCCCCTCGTCCACGCCGCCCTGGAGTTCGGGGACGTCTGGACCGACGTCGGCGGCGACGTCCGCGAGATCTTCCAGACCATCTCCCCGGAAATCGCCAACCTCGCCGACGGGCTCGGCGGGTTCATCCGCAACGTCATGCCCGGCCTGAAAGCGGCAGCCCAGGCCGCGGTTCCGCTGCTGCAGGAACTGGCCCGCAGCCTGCCCTTCCTCGGCGAAACCGTGTCGATCTTCTTCACAGAACTCAGCCGCGGCGGCGACGGCCTGGTCAAGGGCCTGCGGCTGGTGGTCCAGGTCATCGGCGGCGCCATCATCGTGCTCGGCCAGCTGTTCGGCTTCCTGGCCCGCCAGTTCGACCGCGTCACCAACGGGCTGGAGATCATCCTCGGGGTGCTGACCCGGATCCCGGTCCTCGGCCGGGCCTTCGACGGCGCGCTGGAGTTCATGCAGAACTTCAACAACATCTCCGACGGCACAGCCCGGTCGCTGGACAACACGGGCGCCTCAGCGGACGCGACCGCGCTGGCGATGGGCCGCCAGACCCAGGCGACCTCCGCCGCCGCACGGGCCGCACACGACCTGTCGACGAAGATGGCCGAGATCATCGAGGGTGAGCTGGGAGCCAAGGACGCGGCGATCCAGTTCGAGGCTGCGCTCGACGCGGTCACCGAGTCGGCCAAGGAGAACGGCCGGAGCCTGGACATCAGCACCGGCAAAGGCCGGGCCAACGCCTCCACGATCCTCGACGGCGTCCGGGCCGCAGAGGCGAAGCGGCAGGCCGACATCGACCTCGCCGGCGGCGAGAACGCCAGCGCCGCCGCCGTGGCCCAGGCGAACGCGAAGTACGCGCAGCAGGTCGAGCAGATCAGGGCCGCCGCCTACGCCGCAGGGTTCGACAAGGCGCAGGTCGACGCGCTCATCGGCAGCCTGGGCCGGATCCCGGCCAACGTCCGCACGGTGGTCACGACCGAGTACCGCACGTCAGGCAACATCCCCCAGGACCAGCGCGTCGGCTCGGGCAACATCAAGGGCTACGCCGCCGGCGGCACCGTGGTACCCGGACTGGCGATGGTCGGCGAGCACGGACCGGAGCTGATCACGTTCCGCGGCGGCGAGCGGGTCCTGAACGCCGTCGAGACGGCCCGGCTCACCGGAACCCGGGCGGCCGGGTCGGACCGCGCATCGGCCCTGGCGGCGAAGGCATCCGCCGCGTCGCCGCCGGTCTACAACGTGTACGTCACCGCCCCGGTCGGCTCCACGCCGGCCGATGTCGGCGGCGCCGTCGTTGAATCGATCAAGGCGTACGAGAAGACCAGCGGCAAGGGATGGCGAACGAACTGAGGTGACCTGTGGGCGTCACTGGATGGAACGGGGTCACCCTCACCGTCGAGGTTGCCCTGTCGGCCGCGACCAGCGTCTACGGGGTGTGGGACACGGCGATCTGGGACTCGTCGACCTGGGGCCCCGACGTGGTGTGGACCGATGTCACGGCCTACCTGCGGCGGGCCGCGACGAACCGGGCATTCTCCCGCGGGGTGCTGACCTGGCAGGCCGGGTCGGCCACGGTCGTGCTCAACGACCGCGACGGCCGGTTCAACCCCGCCAACCTGTCGGGGCCGTACGTGTCTGCGGGGGTAACGCAGATCCGACCCATGCGCCCGATCCGGATCACCGCCTCGTACGCCTCAGTGTCCTACCCGGTGTACCGCGGCTACGTCACCGACTGGGGCGAAGCGTGGTCCGGGGGCGCGGTCGGCAAGGGCGACGCCCTCACCACCCTGACCTGCGCCGACGAGTTCGTGATCCTCGCCGGCGTGGACGGGTTCGCGGTCACCCCGGTCGGGACGGGGGACATGACCGGCGCCCGGGTGCACCGGTGGCTGGACGCCGCCGGCCACACCGGCGACCGGGACGTTGACCTCGGGGTCAACACGTTGCAGGCCACGGACCTGGCCGACGACACCCTGCAGGGCCTGGAAGCGACCATGGCCGCCGAGGGCGGGGCGCTGTATGTCGATGCGGCCGGCGCGGTCGTCTTCGACGGGCAGACCGCCCTGATCGACAACAGCCGGTCGGTGGTGAGTCAGGCCACCTTCGCCGACGACGGGACGGGCCTGCCGTACGTCAGCGCCGAGTTGTCGTACAACTCGGACCTGATCGTCAACTACGCGGCGTTCACCCGGACCGGCGGCACCGCCCAGACGGTCGCCGACGCGACCAGCCGCGCCCTGTACGGCACCCGCCGCCGCACCGAAACCAGCCTGATCTGCGAGACGGACGCCCAGGCTCTGGCCCTGGCGCAGTGGCAGGTCCAGCAGTACAAGGACCCGGAGCAGCGGATCGCGAAGATCACTATCAAGCCCCGGAAGGCGCCCTCGACCCTGTACCCGCAGGTGCTCGGCCGGCTGGTCCGGGACCAGATCACCGTCAAGCGCAACCCACCCGGCTCGTTCGCGATCACCCAGGCATGCCACATCGCCGGGGTGTCCCACGACATCACCGCGGACGACTGGACCACCACCTGGCAGCTGTGGTCGGCCACCCCGTACGTCGCGTTCGCCAGCTCCCGCTGGGACACCGGCCTTTGGGATAGCGCGGTCTGGTTCTTTTAGGGGGTCCGGGTGCTCGACGATGACGTGACGGTGGTCGACTGCGCCAGGTCCAGCGGTGTCCTGCTGCCCGAGGTCACCCTGTTCGTCCACCCGATCGACACCCTCCGGCACCCGACCTCGCCACCTGGCTGGCGGTGGGCGGTGCACGCCGGCGGCGGCCCACCCGGCGACCTGCGTCGGTGCACGAACGCCGGCTGGTGCCCGGACGAGAAGGCCGCGCTCGGCGAGGGTGAGCAGAACGCCGCCACTGCGGTCCAGGCCGTCCGCGTCTTCGGCGTTCCCGCCGCACTGCGTGTCCTACGACTCCAGTCCGACCCGATCCCCGCTGGCGAAGACCGGGTGCGGCTACTGCGGAACGAGGTGTGACGGGTGCCCTATACGACTCTGGTTGCGGGTACCACGATCACCGCTAGCTGGGCAAACGCCAATGTCCGCGATCAGGTAGTCACGCCGTTCGCATCCTCGGGCGCCCGTTCCTCGGCAATCAGCTCTCCGGTCGCCGGGATGCTCTCGTACATCACCGGAACCAAGCAGCTGGAGCCCTACGACGGATCGGCGTGGGTATCGGTACCCGGCACGATGCTCGCCTACGGCAACCGGCAGACCGACAAGACCTACTCCGGCACCGAGGTCGGCGTGCTGCGCCTGGACTCGATCTCGTGTCGGTCCGGGTACCGCTACCTGATCCAGACGGGCCCGCTCAGGGTCCAGGTCACCAGCGGCGAAACCGGCAAGGTCAACCTCAGGTACTCGACCAGCGGCACCGCAGGCACAAGCGACACCGTCCTGACCGGCCAGGACGCGAACGCGAACAGCGCCTTCACCCCCGCCAATTCGCACTCCATGAACACCACGATCGCACCGGGCACCGTGACCCTGTCCGTGCTGATGTGCCTGACGCGTTCCGGCGGCTCCAACAACGTCACCATGACGGGCGCGGCGACCCAGCCCATCGAGATGTGGGTGACCATGGGCGGCCCGGACCCGACCGACACCGGAACAGACATCTAGCCCGCCGAACGGTGGTCAGGGGGTGCCCGCGTGGCGCTGGCGGTGGACTACGCATCCGGCCCCATCGCCCCGACAGCACTGCTCGCGGCCGGTGTCACCGACGTGTGCCGCTACCTGGCCCCGCTCGGGCGGGGCGACTGGAAACGGATCAAGGTGGGGGAGTACCGGGATCTGCTGGCCGCCGGGCTGCGGGTGACCCTGGTCTGGGAGTCGTACGCCACGGACTGGCTCGGCGGCGGCGCAGCGGGTCGGGAACACGGCGTTGAGGCGGGACGGCAGGCCACGGATCTGGGCTACCCGGCCGGTGCCACCGTCTTCGGCTCCTGTGACTTCGACCTTGCCGCTACGGAATGGCCGGCCTGCCGGGACTACGTGGCCGCGTTCGCCGCCGCCCTACATGCTGGCGGGTACCGGCCCGGTGTGTACGGGCCGTGGGATGCGCTGCAACGCTGCGCCGACGCCGGCCTGGTCGCCGTGTTCTGGCAGGCCGGCATGTCCCGGGCCTGGTCGCAGGGCCGCAACGCCCGCGACCACCCGCGCGCCCACCTGATCCAGCGCGCCCCGGCCCGGATCGGCGGCACGCCGGTGGACCGGTCCGACATCGTCGTCCCCGCCTGGGGGCAGGCATCAACCTCGGGGGCAGTCATGACCTACGCGCCAGCCGACCTGCTCGCAGTGCGCCAGTACGTGATGGGTCACACCGGCCTGGACGCAAGCAGCGTAGGCATCGCCGGTGACCCCGCCCACGCGAGCAGCGGGGGCTACCACGAAGGCAACGACGATCTCGCAAACGCCGGCCGGTTGGACTCGGACTACTCGAAACGCGAGTCCCCCCGCGACCGGCCGGGCAGCAACGCGGCGAGCGCCGAGGACATCGGCGACTTCAACCGCGACGGCAAGACGCTGCGGCAGCTGAGCCTGTTCGTCGTCGCGAAATGCCAAGCCGGGGACCCGCGCTGCAACGACATCCGGGAGATCATCTACACCCCGGACGGGTCGGCGGTGCGCCGCTTCGACCGGCTCGGCATCCGCTCGACCGGCGACAGCTCACACCTCTACCACACCCATCTCTCGTTCTTCCGGGACAGCGAGGGCCGCCGCGCGGGCGACGGCAACTTCCTCGGCCTGCTCCGGGAATTCTTCGAAGGAGTCACCATGGGCAGCGAATGGCATGTTGGGGAGCCGAACGGTGCGGCCCTGACCCAGGGCGCCCCCGGGTACGCCGGGCAGCAACGCGACACCGCGCTCGCGTTCACGTGGCAGCAGGCCACCACCGCCGCAGCCATGGCGGCGGCGAACGGCGCCAAACTCGACCAGCTGCTCACCGCGGCCACCGCGGAGACCGCCCGGGACGCGGCACTCAAAACCGTGGTCGACGCCCTCGCCGCAGCCATCACCGCCGGAGGTGGGAGCGTGGACGTGGCCGCCATCCTCGCCGGCGTGGCCGACGCCGTCCACGACGCGGTCGAGCCCCTGGAAACCGAGATCGCCGACCTGCGGCACCGCCTCGCCGCCGCCGAACGCGCCGCCGCCGACTCCCTCGACTCCTGACCCCCCGCAGCACGCACAACACCCCGGCCACCTAGACCCCGTGGCTGGGCATCACAAACCCGCTTCACGGTGGGGACCGGGCGGAGATGGGAGCGGCGGTGCGTGAAGGCAGAGCGATTCATCGGACTGATCACAGTGTTGGTCCGCGACGTCGTGCCGACACTGACCGGGTCGTTCGGAGTGGGGTGGATGCTGTACCACGATTCGGTCGACCCAACGGCGATGCTGGTCTGCGCGGCACTGCTGGGCATTCCCGGGGCGTTTGGGGCCCGGCGGCTGGCGCAGTCGGGTGGGGAGTCTGGTACGCCCGAATCTGGGTCGGACTCAGCACCTGCCTCGTCATCGCTGCCGTCGCCATCACCGCCTTCGTCGAGCTGAGCCGGCGATGACCGTACCGATGACGCGGCGGCGACTGGGCGGGTTGGCGGCCATCGGACTCTCGCTGATCATGCTCGGTGGCGGCGGATACGCCTACACCAACTGGTCGATCAGCCAGCAGGACAAGGCCGAACGGGCCAACGACCAGCGCTGGTGCAAGCTGCTGACCACCCTGGACGAGGCGTACCGGGCCACCCCGCCGCAGTCCCCGACCGGGCAGCGGCTGGCGGCGGACATCCACAACCTGCGGGCTGAACTCGGCTGCGGCTGATGCGCGGGGTCAGCATCCTCGACCACGTCCGGGCCCTGCTGGCTGAGAAGGATCTTCGAGATGAGCAGCGCTACGCCGCCCAGACCAAAGCCGTCGAGACCGCCATGTCGGCGCAGCAGACCGCGATGCGCGCGGCACTGGACGCGGCCGACAAATTCAACGCCATGATCCTCTCGGCGCAGAAGGAAGCCGTCACCAAAGCCGAGGTCGCCGCCGACAAACGGTTCGACCTGCTCAACGAGCTGCGCATGGGCGTGGCCACCCACGAGCAGATGGAAGCGCTGGAGAAGGACGTCACCAGGCTGCGCGAGGAGGTCACCGGCCTGCGCCAGCGCGCGGTCGGGGTCAGCGCGAGCTGGGCGATGATGCTCGGCCTCGGCGGCCTGGTCATCACCATCGTCGGGGTGGCGGTTGCCATCTTCGTCGCATCCCGCTGAGGAGGACCCCCTCGTGAAGGTCATCATAGCCCTGCTCTACATCGCCGCCGTGATCCTGCTGCTCCTCGCCGGGTTCGGGGTACCGGCGAGGGTCAGCCTGGCCCTGCTCGGCGCGGCGTGCGCCCTGCTGGCGTTCTCGCTGCCGGCCATCCAGACCGGGTTCAGCGGCTGACCCATGTCCCTCCTCCGCCAGGGCGACGTCGGGTTCTCCACCATCGGCGGACACACCGGCTGGGCTGTCAACGTCGGACAGGCCATCCTGCGGGACTCCTGCCGGTTCACCCACGCCTACCTTGTGCTCGACGGCGACCGGTGCATCGAGGCCATGCCGGCCGGCGCCAGGATCGTCCCGATGGGCGAGCGCCGCGGCCCGGGCTACGCCTACGCCCGGCTGGACCTCTCCGACGCCCAGCGGGCCCTGGCCGGCAAGGTCGCCGCCGAGTTGGACGGCACGCCGTACTCCTTCGCCGACTACCTCGCGCTCGCGGCCGTCCAGGTGCACATCTCGACGCCACGGCTGCGCCGGTACGTGACGTCGTCGGAGCGGATGATCTGCTCACAGCTCGTCGATCACATCCTCTGCCTGGTCGGGTACCACGTCTTCGATGACGGTCGGCTACCGCAGGACGTCACCCCGGGAGACCTGTTCTACGCGACGGACCCCCGGGTCGAGTAAGGGAGTTGACCATGCTCGACAGGCTCAAGAAGTGGCGGCACTACCGCAAGTTCACCGCCGCCCTGGCCGCAGCCGGCGCGGCCGCGCTGTACGGCTGGTGGCCCGACCACCACCTCGACGCGGACGAGGTGACCTACATCGTCACCGCCGCGATCGGGGCGATCGGGGTCGTGGTCCTTCCGAACAAGCCACAGCGGCCACCGGCCGCCTAGCAATCTGCCCGCTCACCTCCCCGCACAGTGGCCCGCTCGCGCCTTCCTCCGGGGCGCGGGCGGGCCGCTTCTCTGCGCGTGCTTCTGCGTGCGTCAGGCGACCGCGTGCGCGCCGTGTTGGGTCACGGGCACGCCGGCCGGCACGATCAGACGTAGGGCCTCTGCGTGCAGCCGGCGCACCACCGACTCGGGCACCTGCCGCCCGCCAGCGGCCACCCGTGCGGCGATCCGCTCCAGGCACGTCTCCACCGGCACGTCGCGGAAGTCCCACACGGCCGGCCGGGCGCCGACCTGCTCGGCCAGCCCGACCCAGCCGGCCAGCACGCCGGGGCGGATGTTGGTGTCGTCGATGGCAACGTCGGCGCCGTCGACGAGCAGGGCGGCGACCGCCGCGCGTTGGGCGATCGTGACCCGGTTCTCCGTGTCGCGGTCGCCGTCCGCACCCAGGTAGACAGTGTCCGCGCTGTGCAGCATGGCCCGCAGGTCGTCGCGGTTGACCCGGACCCGGGGGCGGGCGTGGGGGCCGCGGGGGCCGGTGAGCTGCCACTGCCGGGCGGCGGTGCTCTTGCCGCAGCCGGGAGCGCCGAGGGTCAGGAGCAGGATGGGGCTCACGGCAGGCGCCACAGCCGGCGGTGCTCCTGCCGTTCCCAGCGGGGCAGCTCGGCGTCTACGTAGGCGTGCCACGCGCGCATCTTCGAGAGACCTCCGACGCGAAGTCCGTGCTGCGGTCCGGGGACGTTGCGGTAGGCGCCATTGCGGGGGACCACAATGCCGTACCGGTTCAGGTGGCGTTCCCACCGCAACCACACCCGCCGCGCTTTCGACCGGTTCATCTGGCTACTCCTGTCCGGTGAGACGGTGGGCCTGCGGGCCCTGGCCGGCGATGCCGGCGGCGACGAGGCGGCGGATCATCTCGGCGCGGGACACGCCCTCGGCCTGGGCGCGGCGGTCGACCTCGGCCTGGACGTCGGGTGCCAGGCGCATGGGGAACGGGTCGTCGAACTGCTTCGGTCGGCCGATCACGGCCGGGCCGGATTCCTCCTCCAGCTGGCCGAACCACTTCGTGATCAGGTCGTCGCTGTTGTTGCGGATCAGCCACTCCCGTGCCCGCTCCTCGGTGATGCCCTCGTAGGTGTCCTGGCTGCCCTGCCGGTTCGAGTACCGGTTGAGGATCCACCGGCCCTTGGCGGTGCGGTACAGGCTCTCGTGGTCCCACTGGCTGCCGGTGTGGACCGAGATGTGGTTGTGGCCGTTCCAGTCGGTGTCTTCGTTGACGTGCTCGGCCTTGGCGTCGTCGAACCAGCCGTCGAGGGTGGGGGCCTCGCGGTACGGGTCGTCGCGGTCGCCGTAGTTGTAGACGTTGATGCGGGCCATGGTGTCCTCCGAGCAGTCTGCGTTTCCGATACCGGTAAGTCTAAGCGACATCGGAAACGATTGCAATACCTAAAACGTTGACCATGGCGCGAACGCGGTCCGGCCCCGGTCTCCTCAGGGAGATCCGGGGCCGGCTTTGTGCTGTCCAGGGAGGACGGGATTCAGGCGTTCAGCTCTGCGGCGTCGCCGGCCCAGGCCCACGCGGCGATCGGCAGGTCCCAGATGCTGCGCGGTCCGGGCCGGGTGATCAGCCGCTCGCGGGCGGCGGCGAGGTCGGCCTGGCGCTCGGCGATCTCCTGGTCGGTGACCTCGTACTGGTTGCCGCAGGGGTCGGTCTCGATGATCACGGCTCACTCCTATCAAGATCCGAAAGGGGGTTTGTTCAGTGATCTTCCTTACTTGGTGGGGGCCCCGGAGGGCCCCCGTGCCCTCCGCCTACTTCGCTACCGTCCAGCCCGCCGCCAGCCGCTCGTCCACCCGGCTGGCCGGGACCTTGGCGGTCCGCCCGGTGGTGGGGCTGGTCATCGCGATCGTGGTGTGGATGCGCTCGACGTTGTTCAGGAGTTCGATCGTCTCGGTGTAGGTCCGCTCGTCCATCTCTCTGTCCTCCCTGGTGTGTTTCCCTTGTGCCTTTAACTATACGGCACATGCCGTAATGTTGGCAAGGGAGGACCGAGGAAACTTTACGGCAATTCTTTGCCCAGGTCATCGCGGTGCACGATGATCTCCTGGCCCGGATCGGTCGGGTCCGGGACGCGGATCACGTCCGCCTCGTCGACGAGCTGCCCGCCGTCGAGCAACTCACGGATTCGCCGCGCGGCCAGGGCATCGGGCCCACCGGCCTGCACCTCGGCGTGGGCCTCCATGTCGCCGTCCATGGCGGCGGTGATCCCGGCGCGGATGCTGGCCTCTGCCTCGCCCGGGTAGTAGCCGCGGGACGCCCAGGCGGCGGCCTCGACCGCGGTCAGCTCGATCCCCTGCTCGCGCAGCGCCCAGGCCAGGCGCATCCAGTCGCCGGCGAGCGCGTAGGTGTTGAGCTGGGTGGCCCGCTCGCGGAAGGCGTTGATCCACGCGATCTTCTCGCTCATGCCCTCAACCATACGGCACGTGCCGTAAAATACAAGGCGGCACCCCCCTTGACCTTTTACGGCACATGCCGTAACGTTGTGGATGTCAGGGAGAGCGGACACACCAGGGAGCCAGCGATGACCACCACCTACCAGCCCGGCGACGAGATCAAGGTCGGCGAGGTCACCATCACCCTTGCCCGCCGCGGATCGTTCCGCAACGCCGCCGCCCAGCGCTGGAGCTGGTACATCGCCGGCACCGACTACTACAGCGAGTGCGGCACGCCCACCGCGGACGAGGCTGTCGACGACGCCTACCGCACCCTCAACGGCCCCCGCTGCTCCTGCGGCGAGCCGGCCACCATGACCGCCGCCACCAAGCCCAGCTGCCCCCGCTGCTACGACCGCCACGCCGACTGAGGAGCCCGCCGACAATGACCGAACCGACCAAGCTGTACAGCGCCGAGGCCGCCGCCCACGTGGGGGTGGCTCGGTCCACCTGGGCCGACTACTACAGCGACGGCCGCACACCCGGCGCCGTGGAGATCGGCCCGTCCCAGCGCGAGGGCCACCCCCGCCGCGCCGACGGCGTGGACATGGACCGCGGCGCCGCCCGCCCCTACTGGTACCCGGCCACCCTCGACGCGTGGGAGCGCCCCGGCCGCGGCGCCGGCGGCGGCCGTAAGCCGGCGGTCGTGGTCCCGCCGACCATCCGGGAGGTCCTGGCCACCATCCGCGCCTGCACCGCCCACGACCCGCAGGCGCCGGTACGCCCCATCCCCGGAGAGCACCCGGCAACCACCCCGATCGTCCGCGCCGAACTCGCCGCAGACGTCGCGCCGTTCGCCGACCTGCAAGCCGCCCTGGACGAGTACTTCGGCCCGGAACTGGACGAGGCGCTGTCCGGACCGGAGGCCGACACCGCCGAGGCCGAGATGCGGCGGATCATCGCCGAACACGTCACCGGCGCCCAGGCCCGACTGGCCGCACCACCGCCCAAGCTGTCCTGGTCGTCGCGGGACTCGCTGTCCCGGGTCGCCCGCACCGCGATCATCCGGGCCGGCGATCTCCGCTTCACGGAGGCCCTCGGCGAAAGGTAAGGAAGATCCACGAACAAACCCCCTACCGGGCTCGGTGCACCCCGCGCCGGGTCCTACCGGTTACAGGGATGATGGCTGTCCCCACCACCGACCAAGATCCGGGTCAAGAGCGCGGCGAGAAGGAGCAGGGCGACCGCCCCACCGAGGATGACGGCCACGTGCCCGGCCGCCCAGATGAACAGCTCCACAACCCCCCAGGCCACCGCGCCGGCAGCTCCGAGTCCAGCCCCGACGGAGGCCCCGACAACGGCCGCGCGTCGTGTGGTGGTCTGTCGTGGTCCTGTCGTGGTTGGTTGCGCCGGGCGACGAACCACGACATCCCGCAGGACCACCCGGACCACGTCGCCGCGGCGTTCGGCGGACACCAGCTGGCCCCGCTCCTCGGCGAGCCGTAGAGCTGTGCGGGTGGCCTCAGTGACCGGCCAGACGCGGACGACGAGTTCGTTCACCGCGACCGCCCGATCCAGTACAGGACGGTGAGCAGCGCGACCACGCCGAGGATCGGGGCCAGGGCGGCACCGACGAGGGCACCCAGCTCGCGCCAGAACGTGCGGCGGGCTCCGTGGTGGGCCTTGCGCAGGCCCACCCAGTCGGAGCGGGCCCGGACGGTGCGCTGGTAGCTGGCGCCGAGGCTGCCGATGAGGACGCCGCCGATCAGGACTCCGATCATGAAGGTGTTCACCGGGTGCCTGCCCGCTGCAACTCGCGAACCTTGTCGTAGGCGCGACGACCCAGCCGGATCCGGGTGCCCCGCCCGCGGCAGCGGGGGCAAAGCGCGACGCCGCGGAAGCGCACCAGCAGCCAGACGATCACGGCCGGTCCGCGCCGACGGCGGACCATCGCCCCCCGGCAGGACCGGCACCGCACGAGCGGCCGGCCCGCGCAGAGGGCGGCATACCAGCCTCCGGCGAGCACCGCGAGGAGGACAAGGGCAGCGACGCGCATCACTGGGACACCGCCATGATCTGTTGCGGCACAGCCGCAACATGTCGCGCGGCGGCTACATGATCCGCAACAGCTGTGACCTGCACAAACAGGCCGCTGTTGCGTGTAGCGGCACCGCGCCGCAGAAGCCCGAACCCAGAAGACGGGCGCCGCGACGGGCAGGTCGAGCCGCAACCGCTACACACCGGACACCTCCTGCCGGCGGCGCTGCGCCGCGTCCACGTCTTTCGCCTTCGCGCCCTTCACGACCCGGCTCCCGTCCTCCCTGTCCCGCCCGTCGACCGACGGCACGGACAACGCGCGCAGCTTCGCCGAGACCGAATCCGGGGTGGCGTCCGCGTAGTGCTCCGGCATCCGCTCTGCGAGCCGGCCAGCGAGCTGCGACCAGGACAGCCACGCCTCGCCGCCCCGGTACACGCCCCGGGCGTCGACAAGCACGTCGCGGATCTGCCGCGCCACCGCCTCGCCGGCCGCCTCGCCGGTGAGCAGGCCGAGCCGCTCCCGGTGCGCCCGGGCGGCGGTAAGGATGACCTCGACGTCCTCCCGGTCGGCCAGGTGGAAACGCGTCAGTGGGGTGTCGTCGGTGGCCCCGTAGAGGTAGCCGACGCCGCGGTACTCCAGGCCGGTCGGTAGGGCGGACGCGTCGTAGCCTTCCTGGTAGGCGTCCCCGCCGAGGACCGCGATGGACACGTCGCGGTTGCCGCACCTCAGCGCGATCCGCACGGTGTGGTTGTCGCGGTAGCGGTTGAACAGGCGGCCCACGTCGCCGGCGCCGACGCCGGACGGCTTCTGTGAGCAACTGACCAGGATCACCCCAGCTGACGGGCCGACCGCCATGATGAAGCTGAGCAGGCCGGCGAGTTCCTTGTTGACGTCCTGGTCGTCGGTCTCGAAGTAGACCTGGAACTCCTCGATCACCAGCAGCCATACCCGCAGGTCCGGGTACCGGGGATCCCGGGAGAGTTCCTCGGTGAGCTTGCCCTCCGGGCACATGTCGACCGGCAGCGACGACAGCAGCTCGTTCACCCGCACGATGTGCGCCTTCACGTGCTTGAGCAGGTCCAGGAGGTTCTCGATCGGGTCGCCGTCCCGGTTCGGTGTCGTTCCGTAGATCATCCGATCGGCGACCAGGGCGAACTGCCGCCAGTCCGGGCTGTTCTTGCCGTCCACTACGAAGATGCGCACGTAGGGATCCAGCGCCGCGTACAGCGCCATCAGCCGCGCAGTGAACGTCTTGCCCTTACGCGGCTGGGCGCCGACCAGGATCGACACCCACAGCAGGAACAGCTCGACCCGGCGAGCCCGCTCGTCGAGGCCCATGAAGAACGGCTGCCAGATGTTGCGCTGCTTCCCGTCGAGCAGCGGGGTCCGCCCGGCCGGCACGGCGAGCGGGTCCTCGTCGGCGACCCACAGCACGTGCCGCCGGTGCGAGGACCGGTCCTTGAGGAGGAAGACCTGGTAGATGCTGACGTCCAGACCGGAGGCGATCTTCCCCTTGGCTTTGACCGCGTCGTCGAAGGTGGTGCCGAACGGCAAGTCGACCACCACGCGGGAACCGTCACCGTCGCGGCTCATCACCGATCCGAACTCGACCTTCTGCCCCGGCTTGTCCGGGTGCCCCAGCCCGGCGGCGTAGTAGGCGCGCAGCACGATGTCGGAGTTCAGCCTCCGGAACCGCGGCGTGACCACCGCCGGGTTGATGATGCGCCGATCCGCCGGCCGCCCCATGCGCGCGAGCACGGGCATCGCCGCCGCGCCGAGCAGCCACTGCGCCCAGCCCGGCGCAGCCAAGTACGCGCAGCTGCCGGCGGCGGAGACCGGGAGGATGCCACCGCACACCACGATCCCGCGCCACAGCCGCGCCGCGCGCAGCCGCGCCTCGACCCGCAGCGCCGTGTCGACATCCCCGCCGCTGACCGCCAGCTGGAACCCGGCGGACAACTCGGGATGGAACCACCAGCCGGCGGTCCGGGCGACCAGCCGCCACGCCCCCCGCGGCGCGTAGACCGCGGCCAGCGGCAGGTACCGCACCGGTGTGCGCACGCCGTGGTACGCCGCCCGGTGCCCGAGCAGGCGGCCATGCCTACGTAGCGACCTGCGGATGTTCTCCGTACCGCGCCATGCCGACGGGACGACCGGCAGCAGGTCGAGGCCCTTGGGTGCAACATCGACAAGCTTCGGGCCGTGCTCGACCGGCGGGTCGTCCAGCTCCACCTCGAAGCTGGTGTCGAACTGCTCCTTCGGCGGCTTCTCCGGGTCGAACGGCCCGAGGATCTCCGGCTCCGTGGTCAACTAGCGTCTCCTCGATCAGGGGGGAGCGGGGTGCGGTCAGGGACCCCTACCAAAGGACAGGACCGCACCCCGCGGTCTCCTACTGCGACCGCTCGACGCGGTCAGCCAATCGATCGGTCCGCGCTGCAACGTCCTTCAGCCCGGCCTCCCGGTACGTCTCGGCGTCCTTGCGCAGACGCTCGGCCCGCTGTGCCGCGGTCTCGGTGTCCGCCATCACTGCCTCGCCAGCCGGGCGCGGTTGTCCGCCGCCGCGGCCTCCAGCTCTTCGCGGTGCCGGGCGGGCAATGCGCGCAACGCGTCCTGGCCGGCCTGGGTCTTGCGTGCGTCCCGCAACATCGCCGCCGCGGCGGCGTTCAGGACGTCCCTGCTGGTCTGCTCGTCGTTAGCCATCTCTCGATCTCCCCTTTACTCCGTGCGGACCGTCGTGGTCCGCCTCGATGTCGCCTTCGCTGCGGCAACCGCTGGCTTGGGCGCGGCGAGCGCATCCCGGATCGGCTTGGTCAACCGCTCGTAGGTGCGCTGCTTCGACTCCGGCAGCTGGAGTTCCGTCACGATCCGCGCCGCTGTCGCTCCTTCGGCGGCGAGGAGAACAGCGCGCGCCTGGAGCAGCACCTCGGCCGCTTCCTCCTGGGCCGCTTCCTCTTCCTCGACCCGGGCCTGTTCCGACAGCTCTTTGATCTTGTCGCGGCGGCGGTCGAGATGACGGCGCACCACGATCAGCACGTGCAACGCGACTGCTGACAGCGCCGGCCACACCGCGGCCCCGGCAACCGCGCTGACCTGCTGATATCCCCAGGTGAACCGCTCATGCGACACGGTAGCGACACGATCCAGCACCCAGAAGGCGGAGATCGCGTTACCGCCGACGCTCAGCAGCACCGTCAACCCGAACGCCAGCCAGCAGTACGACCGGACCCGCCAGGGTGCGTCATGGGTCAGGAACGTGGCGAGCAGGCCCACGATGGAGAACACGTCCAGGCCGATCGGGGCCACCCCGCACAGCCACGGCGACCACGCCATGATCCGTTCACCGAAGGTGAACAGGCCGTGGTACGACATCGCGAATGCGATCACCAACACGCCCAGGAACGCCGCCACGATCGCCGGCCAGAGAGCAGCCAGGTCACCGGCGAGCAGGGGGGCGTACCACGTGTGGCGCGCCTCTGGCTCGCTGTGTGCTTCCTGATCTGCGACAGCCTGCGTCATCGCTGACCGGCCCTCCTCATCTCGTAATTACTCTGCCAATATGGCAAGGTAATGCAGGACAGGGCACCGCGACAAGATGCTGTGCCGAAATGGCAGAGAAAGGCCCTAGGATCATGGCGATGCCGAGACCCAGGTGGGAGCCCAAGACCGACGAGCAGCGCGACGCGATCGCTGCCGTCGTCCAAGCGACAGCGGCCGCCACCGCCGCCGACGAGGCGCTGCGCGACGCGGTACTCGCCGCCGACCGGCTCCAGGTCCCGCGCTCCCACCTCGCCGAGGTGACCGAGATCCCGCCGCGGACCTTCTACCGCCGCCTCGCCCAGTGGAGCGAGCCGACCGGCGCCGGAGAGTAGGCGGGTCACCGCGCCGCCACACACCGCAGCAGCAGAAAATCCGCCTCACCCAGCACCCCCACGTCCACCGGCACACCCAGCGCTACGAGCACCCCCGTGAGGTGCTCGTAGGCGCAGGACATGGACCCCTGATCCGTGGACACGTCGGCGCCGGCGTGACGCAGGCGGAGCAGAACCTCGGCGAGGACCAGCGCCGGGTCGACCTCGACACGCACCAGTTCACCGCTGCGCATCGTGGACCCCCCGCCGCGGCCGGTTCGGCTCCAGCCCGGCGACGATGAGGAGCATCCGGGCGATCGCCGCCTCGTCGAGGATCCGGTCCCGCTGGTCGCGGGCGTTGTGCCAGAAGCCGCAGGGCCAACGCCCGCAACCCTGCTGGCAGCGTCTGATCCCGACGACGATCCACCAGCGGCTGGGCTGGTGCCTACGCATGACGGCCCGGGCGGTCTCGGTGGGGTCCATGACGCGACGCTACGTATCCGTATCGCAATCAGTGATACGGATGTGTAACGTTGGGTTCGTGACCTCATCGATCGGCGAACGAATCCGCGCCCAACGCCTCGCCCGCGGCCTGTCCGCCCGCCAGGCCGCCGACTACGCCGGCATCTCGATCGCCAGCTGGAGCCGCATCGAGAACGGCAAGCAGTCCGCCGACAACCGGTTCGTGATCGCCCGCATCGCCGGAGCACTGCGCTGCTCCGTCGCTGAACTGACCGGCCGGACCGCCGTGCCCGCCGACCGCGAGCAGGCCGAGACCGGCGGCACCGCCTACGAGCTGATGCGCGCCGTCGTCGAGGCGGACCTCACCTACACCCCCGACGGCGAACCCGGGCCGCTCGACGAGCTGGAACGCGAGTTCCACCTGATCCGTGACCTGCGGGACCGCTGCGACGATTACGCCGCCGCCCGCCGGCTGCCCGCGCTGATCCGCTCCCTGCACGCCTCCGCGTTCGGCCCGGCCAAGGCCGGCGCGCTGCGGCTGCTCGTCCGCACCCACGAGACCGCGTCGTTCGGCATCCGCTACCTGGGTGAGGCGACCGGATCGGTACTCGTCGGGGAGCGCGCCCAGCAGGCCGCCGAGCTGCTCGGCGACCCGGTGATGCTCGGCCTGGCCGCGTACTCCCGGGCGCACGCCGCCACCGGGTGCGGGCTGTACCGGCGCGCCCAACTCGTGGCCGACTCGGCGGCCGCCGAACTGGCCGCGCACGTCGACCTGCCCGACGCGCTGGAGGTCCGCGGCCAACTCCTGCTCACCGCCGCGTTCGGCGCCTACGCCCAGGGCGACGAGACGGGGGCCGCCGAGCGGATCGCGGAGGCCGAGGCCATCGCCGCCGCGACCGGGCAGACCACCACCCTCGGGCTCAACTTCGGCCCGACGAACATCCGGTTCTGGCGGGTGTCGATGGAGGCCGACGGCGGCGACCCCGGCAAGGCCGTGGCCATGGCCAACGAGACCCAGGCCGAACAGGTGGCCTCGGTCAGCCGCCGGGCCACCTTCTACCTCGACGTCGCACGGGCGCTCGCCGCGACCGGCCGTGACCCTGAAGCCGTGCGCATGCTCGCGGCCGCTGAACGGCTCGCCCCGGCACGGACCCGGGCCAACCCGCTCGCCGCGGAGACGGTGCGGTCCCTGCTCGACCGGGCCCGCCGCCGGTCCACCGGCGAGCTGTACGGGCTGGCGGAGCGGATATCCGGACACCGGTAGCCGATCAGCTGAGTGACCGGCTTGCCCCCTGGCGACACACTGTGTCGCGTGACCGTGTCCTCTACGTTCCGACGTGCGTCGATGCCTGCCGTTCTCGCCCTGGTGCTGCTCGCCGGCTGCGGCGACGACGAGCCGTCCGCCCCGAAAGGTGGCGACGGCGGCAAGCTGTCCGACGCCGCACTGAAGGACGCCTGCCACAACGCGGTCAAGGACCGCTTGAAGTCCCCGGGCACCGCCCAGTTCGGCGGGGAGTTCCTGCGCGAGGCCACCACCCCGGAGCTGGTCGGCTGGGTCGACGCGCAGAACGGCTTCGGCGCCCTGGTGCGCTCGGACTGGGTGTGCGCCGGGACGAAGACCGACGTGGGGTGGAGCGTGCAGGTGACGGTGACGCAGAAGTGAGCGATTACACGCTGGGCCAGTTGATGCCGCAGCCTCGCCGGCGGCGGCCGAACGTCCTGCTCGCCGCGGCCCTCGGCGTGGTCGCGCTGATCGTCATCGGGGTCGGCACCATCGTCGCCGTGCACTTCGTCGACGAGCGCACGAAGCCACCCGCCCAGGTCATCGACGGCATCCCCGCCCCCGACCCGCGCTGCGTCCACGACGTCACGGACCTCAGCCACCCATGGATCTCCGATGGATGGTGGGCCGGTTACGTAGATGGCCAGGCGCGGCAGATGACCAGCAAGGAGGCCATGGCGTTGTCGCTGGGCGGGCACAAGGTCAACGGCGTGTGGCTCTGCCCACCGCGGCGTTAGCGGACGTCCGCGTCCCAACCGCCCTCGACCTGGGTCCAGGCCGTAGTGACGGTGCGACCGGCCCGCCGTAGCCGTTCCTCGGCCGCCGCGCACTCGGTGCCGCGCTTAGCCTCGATCGACTCGGAGAAGAACGTCGTGCGGCCGGTGTCCCGGTCCTCGACGACCTCCAGCAACCAGGAGTCGTCGTACTCGTACCGCAGTTCAGCTCGCATGCCCGCCAGCCTATGGCGTGGTCAGGAAGCCCATCTGCGTCGTGGCGTGCCCGCACGGCTGCAGTTCGAGCCAGGCCGGCCCGCGGTGCACCCGGTGTTGGATGGCGCCGGTGACCTCGGCGCGGCAGTGCGGGCACCTCCGCGGGGAGGACAACTCCACCGGTGGCGACGTCGGGGCGGGATCGGGTCCGGTCATGCGGAGGCCCTCCTGGACACGAAGAAGGGACCGGGCCGGAGTTGCTCCCTGGCGGGGGGCTCCGGCCCGGGGGGCTGAAGCCCTGGCCGCCAAGCCGGGGGAAACGCCCCACTGGCAACATAGTCGGCTAAGCTGACTAAGACAACACTGTCTTGCTGCACACAGTGAGGGCGTGATGATATTGGCGGGCCGCCAAGCTGGGAGTTTCGCCGTGCCCGCCGAGTACATCCGTGTCTATGAGTCCGTCGTCGCCCGGATCCGTTCCGGCGAATGGCCGCCGGGCCACCCGCTGCCGTCGATCTCCAAGCTCGCCGAGGAACTGGACACGAGCCAGACCACGGTCAAGTCCGCGTTGATGCTGCTTGGTCGGGATGGGTGGACAAGGGGACAACAGGGCAAGGCCACGTACGTGGCGGCTGATCCACCGCTCTGATCATGATGAGTTGGGCGTGAGTTTGGATCATGAGAGTCCGTGGTAATCCCTAAGAACCCCCGAGACGGTTCGGGCAGGCCAACGCCATGATCAGCGGGGCCGCGGCAGGTCGGGGAGACGCCTGAACTTCCTTGACACGGAAGAGGTCACTGGTTCAAACCCAGTATCGCCCACCAGGAAAAACACCGCCGATTCGCGATCTCCACGCAGAGATCATGAGTCGGCGGTGTGTTTTCGTAGTCGATCAATTGTCGGTGTGTCACCCTGACTTGCGCCGCTGCCGGGCGTTGCGCGCCCGGTCGAACCGGCTGTCGTTCGAGTGGGTGTAGCGCATCGCCGAACGCACGTCGGCATGCCCCATCAGCGCCATGCGGTCGTGCAGCTCCAACCTGTCGGCCGGGTCCTCCGGCACGTCGTTGGCCAACGTGGTCCCGTAGGTGTGCCGGGTGTCGTGCGGCGTCGGCAACGGCTCGTCGATCAGCGGCGTCCACAACGGCTGGCCGTCCGCACCCCTGGCCGGCCTGCCCCGCTCGTCGAGCACCGGCACCCGCAGGGCACGGTTCCACACCCGCCGCAACCACGTCGGGTAGCGCATCGGCCCGCCCTCGCTCGCCGTGAACACCAGCCCGTCAGGGGCAGTCGCTAGCATGACAGGGCGCAGCCGGCCGAGCAGCTCCGGACTCACCGACGCGTTACGGAACCCGGCGGCCTGGCGGGTCCGGGCACCCTTCGGGTAGTCCCGGACGGTCCCGTCGCGTTCCATGACCGGGCCCAACCGGATCAGGCTGGCCCGCAAGTCCACCGCCGGGCGGGAGACCCCGGCGATCTCCTCCCACCGCGCACCCGTCTCGAACAGGGTCTCGACGAACAACCGCGCGTCGCGGCGGCCGGGAAACAGTGTGTCGAGCCGGACGAGGATCGCCTCCTCCTCGTCGGGGTCGATGATGCGTGCCTCGTGCGCCGGCGGCATCGGCGCCTTCACCCGCCGGGCCGGGTTCGAACGGATCATCCCGGCGTCGACCGCCAGTTCCATGGCCGCCTTCATCACGTTCAGGGCGGCGATGATGACCCAGCCCCCGCGCCGGCAGCCTTCACACTTCTTGGACCGGCAGTCGTCGGCGTGGGCGGTCTCCAGGTCGATGACCCATTTCTGCACGTCCGGCTTCAGGATCCGGCCGACCGGGGTGTCGCCCCAGCGGGGCCGGACGTGGCACCGGAAGATCGAGGCGTCCCGGGCGCGGGCCGCCTTCGAGATCCGGCGCGTCCCGCAGTACTTGTCCCACACCTCGCCGACCGGGGTCTTCGACAGCCGCGGGTCGATCAGTTCGCCGCGGCGGATGTCCGCCTCCATGTCCACGGCCCACTCGGTCACGACCATCTTGAGCTTGTGGGTCTCGGTGCGGCGGCTGCCCGGGTCCCCGGGGGTCAGGTAGACGGTTGCGGCCCACAGGCCGGACGGCAGTTGCCGGACCCACGCCATCAGGACCCCCGGCGCCCGTTGATCGCGGTGAGCGAGGCACCGCGCTGACCGGCTTCAGCGACCATGCCCCCAGTGTGCGCCCTGGCCAGCCCGGTCTCGATGATGCCGGCGACCTCTTCGATGATGTGTCGGGTCTCCCCGGAGACCCGCTCCGCGGTGGCCTTGGCCAACGGGCGGCGCAACCGCTCGACCAGAGCGTCGGCGAGCCGCTCCGGGAGGTTGTCCGCCCGCTGGGCGATCTCGGTGCGGACGATGTCGCGCACGAGCACGGCCCCGACGCCGAGGACCACGCACGCGGAGACGGCAGCGACCGCGATCATGGTGACCTGGTCCCCGACCTCCAGTCCCCGCGGCCCGTCCTCGGCGGACAGGACGAGTGCGGTGACGTAGACGACGGTGACGATGGCGGCCACGCCGGCGGTGGCGCGGGTGACGACGGTGTACATCTCAGGTTCCCCCCTGCTAGTCGCTGGGGCTCCGGCGTCCACTCCGCCACGCGGACGCCGGGCCATCGGCGCAAACCCCGGGGTCTGGGGGGTCCTGCGAAATATCAGGCCATCGTGCCGCCACGCTGCGGTGAGGGGCAATGGGCGGTGAGTGAATACGGTTGATCTGGCACAGCAAGCCGTCCACATGACGGGATTACCCATGACCGATCATCCGATCACCCGGCGCGGCGCCGGGTCGACGGTCGGGCTTCGGCGGCGGCCAGCCCGGCGCGCAGCCCCGCCGACACGTCGGCCACCACTCGGCGAACGTAGGAACGTTGCTCGTCCGACAGGCGTGGATCCTCGTACAGCTCGATGAGCGTGCGGATCTCGCCGGGCACGACCCGTAGATCCAACTCGCCCGTCAGGTCCAGTTCACCCGTCGTGTCGAGGGCGGCGGCGATGAACAGCTTCACCGGGCTGACCTGGAGCGCTGGTGCGATCCGTTTGAGACTGTCGCGACTCGGTTGCGCCTTGCCCTGACGCCAGTTGCTGAACTGGGTCTGACTAACGCCGCTGATCCTGCTCAACTCGGCGAAGTCGGGAATGCCGGCCTCGGTCATCAGTGCGCGCAGGTAGGTCGCGAACTCAGCGTATGGCCAGCTCGGGGGCACGCCTAAGACCGTAGTTGTCCGGGCTGGTCCGGTCACTCCGGCGAGAGTAAGTGCTCTTGCTGGTGGGGGTAGATCCTCAATCGTCGAGAGTTGATCTCTCACGGTGCCTCCCCGCTTTCCTGGGCCTAAGAGTACGTCTTTCGCTGATCTTCGCAAGGGTCAGCCGAAAGTTGGACTTGCTCGCGCCTGAGTAAGTGCTACGGTGGCTTTCGTGAGCCAAAGCGAGACAGGAAAGCGCATCTGGTGGCCCGGCTTCGACCGGCTCACCGCACTGCGTGGGTGGAAGACCGACGCGGAACGGGCCCGGCAACTCGGCATCAGCCACGCCACCCTTACGAATCTCCGCGCCGGCAAGGTCCTCGCAGGCGCCAAGGTCGTCGACCGGGTCCTCAAGGAGTTCGGCGGCGAGTACTACGACCTGCTGTTCGACGACGCGGGCACCGACGAGCCGGCGGCGGCGTGAAGTGGCCGAGAAGAAGAGCGAGAAGAAGAAGGAGATGACCGTCGCGGCGTTCGCCGAACGCCTCGACACCCCCTTGTCGACGGCCTACCGGATCGTCGCGAGCGGTGCGATCCGCAGCATCAACATCAGCACCGGGAAGAAGAAGCGCCGGTACCGGATCTCCGAGGACGCGTACCAGGAGTACCTGAAGGCTCGCGAGACCTCTCGGAGGTCAGCATGACCACTACTCCTACAGCAGACGTCTCCTGGTCCTACCGGGAGACCGAAGAGCGTAAGCGGGAGGCGGCGGAACGGCTCGCGGAGCGCGCCGAGCTGGCGACGTGGGAGCAGCTCGACGCCTCGTACGACGCCCGTGAGGCCGGCCGGTTCGAGCGGCACCTGGATGCGATGTTCTCCGGCGGTGCGCGATGAGCCGCCTCTACCTCGACGACTGGGGCGACGAAGTCCTGGCCCTGCCCCGCAAGTACGCACCAGCCAGCGCCGCACTCGGCCGTGCCCACAAACCCGGCGACGGGTCGGCAAGTTGGGTGACCACGGTCGGCGCGGTAACCGTCGGGCACCGAACCAAAGCGGCAGCGACGAAGGACCTACGGGAGCGTGCAGCAGCGGTGAACCTGCTCGCGCCGACGGCCGCCGAGATCGCCTCCGCTCGCCGGGCGCTGGACGAGGCAGCTACGGACGACCACACCGCCTACGTCCACGCGCTCGGCTGGATCGAGGGGTCCCTCAATCATGCGGCCGAAGCTGAGGCGGAAGGCGACGACCTCACTCGTGATCGGTCCATCCGTTCTGCCCGCGCCATGGTTGTGGCTCTGGGTGAGTGGCGGGGTGCGCAGTGAGCGCGGACCTGACCCTGTTCGGCTCGACCGGCGACAGCAGCCCGTTCGACTCGATCCGCCGCACGACGGAGCGGGGTGTGGAGTACTGGTCAGCCCGCGAGCTCCAGCCGCATCTCGGCTATGAGCAGTGGCGACGGTTCGAAGAGGCCATCGATCGAGCGATCGCAGCGTGCCGCAACGCGGGCACCGATCCAGAGCAGGCTTTTCGCCGGAGGCGGCAAGAAGGTACTGGCGGTGCACCCCGCGTTGACTACTGGCTGACCCGGTACGCGGCCTACCTCGTGACCATGAACGGGGATCCCAGGAAACCGGAGATCGCTGAGGCGCAGACCTACTTCGCAGTCCGGACGCGAGAAGCCGAAATCGGCCGGGCCTTGCCAGCGGTCCGGCAGGCAATGCCCACGCACCCGCAGGCACTGCGCGGTTGGGCTGAAGCGCTTGAGCGCGCCGAACTGGCCGAGACGAAGGTGGCCGAGCTGGAGCCGAAGGCCGCCCAAGCCGATCACTTCCGTGAGGCGGACGGGCTGTTCGCAATCGCCCAGTTCGCGAACGACCTCGCACTGCACGCCCGCGAGAAGTACGACGTGAAGCTGCTCCACGAGGGCATTCGCGATTTCCTCGGCGAGATCGGCATGGTGATCCGCTCGAAGTCAATCAGGCGGAACGAGCCGACGGCCGCCGCCCTGAAGAGCGGCTGGATGCGGGCGAAACACGACACGATCGAGCGCTCCACCGGCCCGCAGGCGAAGGTCTCGGCCCGGCTAACCCCGAAGGGCTGGAGCCACGCCTGGGACAAGGCCCTCGCGAGACTCGCCGCCCACGGCTCACTCGACAAGCCCAAAAGCGTGGAAAGGCAATCGGCATGAGCAACGTCATCCCGCTAAGGGTTTCCGAAGCGACCGGCCCGCGCGAATTCCGCGACTCCGAAACGGGTGCGCACGTCGAGTTCTCGACGCCGTTGCACGGTGTGCCGAGGCGACATCGCCGCCGGCCAGTCCATCACCTTCTTCCGCGGCTGGGCGCATGCAAAGTGCGTCACCGATGCGCTGCTGAACAGCGAGGCCGGCAACGCCTGGCTGGTCCTCGGCGCGCAGCTGGCCCGCCGCCCTTCCTACTTCTCGGCGACCGAGACCCGGGCCATCGTTGAGAAGCTGCTCCGGCTCGCCGGTGACCTGCCCGTAGAGGCGTGGATCCCGGGCGAGACGCCGCACGAGGAGATCGCGCGTCGCGCCCACCAGTCCTGGGCCTGACCCCACTCCGAACACGAACCCCATCCATCAAGGGAGACGCGCGTCATGGGCGAGGACTTCAGCATCCGGCGGGAGATCCGCGACATCATCGACACCACCGACCTGACCAGTCCGCACGACATCGCGGCGAAGGTCGCGGAGAACGTGCCGGCGAAGCTGCTGCGTGTCGCGTTGACGCAGTCGCTTTCGGAGCTGGTCCGGGTCGAGCTGGGCATCCTCCGTGCCCGGATGTACAACCAGCCCGCCGAGGTGGCCGACCAGGGGCCGAGGTCGAGCCGGTCGGCGAAGGTGATCGCGATCCGGCAGGCGTCCGCCGGCTGGCGTGAGGCGCTGCGGGAGCGGGTCCACGTCGGTAACGGCAACTGGCTCCTGCTGTCGGAGTGCTCCGCGGAGCACCTGCGGTTCGCGGCCGAGGAGCGCAGGATCATCGCCGCCCGCACGCTGGCCTCCGCCGACCGGTACGAGCAGCTCGGCGCGGCGTGCGAGAAGTACAAGGTCGGCTGCGTTGCCGACCTGCCCGAGGCCGCCCTCGCAGCGCTGCTCGGTGCTGAGGACGCGGCATGACCATCACAGACTCCCGCCCGACCGGAAGCGACGCGACACCCAACACCCTCCCGTCGGGCGGGGAACGACTTGCTGGCGGCCAGGTGATTCCCGATACCCAGATTCCGCGCGCCGCCGGCACCGAACTCACGACCGGCGACACCCAGCCTCGCCTCGCGGTCGGTGCAAGCTCCCGCTCAGCCAAAGTTGACGCGGCGCCCATCCTTCGTGCGCTGAGCGGGGAACAACCTGTTGATCGCCAACGTAACGGCGGAGCCCCAAGTACGACCGCGATCAGCAATCAACCAGCCGGCGGCCGTATCAGTCGCGATATCCAAGCGGACCCCGCCGCCGGCTCAAGCTCCCGCTCGGCCCGGAGGGTTGCGACGCCCATTGATCCCCCGCCGGGCGGGGAACAACCCACCGACTGCCATGTCCACGGCGCCGCCCATGTCCACGACGCGGTCGGTGTCGAGGCTGGGCGGGATCCAGCAGCCACAGGCGTTCCGGAGCCCAATGCCGTAACGCTGCTGGACCCCGCCCTCGCCCTCGCCGCCGATGTCCTGGACGACATCGAACGGGTCCGGATCGCCAACGCCAACCGGCTGTTGATCCTGACCCGCTCAGTGGAGGACTCCGACGGAGAGGTGCGCGGGTTCGGGTTGGACGAGTCCCACCCGGACGTCGCCCGCCTGGCGGCGATGGTGGAACTGCTGGCCAAGGCGGAGCACGACGCGGAGCTGAACCTGGGGCGGATGATGCGCCGGCACCCGCTGCACACCTGGATCAAGGCTCAGCGGGGGATCGGCGACAAGCAGGGCGCCCGGCTGCTCGCCGCCATCGGCGACCCGTACATCAACAGCTCGACCGGTATGCCCCGCACCGTTTCGGCGCTCTGGGCGTACTGCGGGCTCCACGTTCTCCCGGCCGGCCAAGCCGCTTGCGACACCCATATTGTGACTGCCGGCCGGAGCCAGCTTCCCGTCGACCGAGAAGGTTGCGACACCCGGAACTCCTACGTCGGCGGGGTGGGGGGTGACCCCGGCCAACCCCCCGATGACACCCACCGACCGGTCGCCGGGGTCGCCCCCAAACGAGCCCGCGGACAGCGGGCGAACTGGTCCACAAGGGCCAAGACCAAAGCCTATTTGGTCGCAACTAGCTGCATGAAGCAGCTTGTCGCGCCCTGCGCCCGCGACGGGGACGGCCCCGCCGCTCATGTCGATGCCTGCTCCTGCTCCGCGTACCGGGTGGTCTACGACGCGCGCCGCGCTCACACGAAGGTCACCCACCCGGACTGGTCGGACGGCCACAGCCACAACGACGCGCTACGGATCGCGGCGAAGGCGGTCCTGCGGGACCTGTGGCGGGCCGCCCGCGAGTTCCACAACGGCCCGGACGAGGGCTGACCCATGTTCTCCCGACCGGTCAGCGAACCGATCCCTTTCCTCCGTGCCTCCAAAAGGGACTGGTTCTCCGTGATCGCTTCCGGCGCGCTTCCGGCCGAGCGTGTGCCGACCGGTCGGGGTCCTACGTCCCGCCCACCCGCAGACCCCGGCTTTAGCGGACGGACGGGGGAGCGGACCGGTGTTTTGCCGCACCGGGATCCCCGGGTGGGCGGGCCACAAACCAACTACGGCACCAAGGAGATGACGTGAGCAAGTTCGAGGTTGGCGACAAGGTCCGGATGGTCGACATCATCCCGACCCCGGTCGTCGAGGTTCTGGAACTCGGCACCTGTGACGACGAGGACTGCTGCTTCGGCGGCGAGACCTTCCGGTTCGCCGACCCGGGCGGCCAGGGCGACGACTGGATGCATTCCGAGGAGTTCGAACTCGCCGAGTAGACGCCGGTCCGGCGGTGTGCCTTACGCCTCGCCGCCGCCGGACCGGACACCCCCAAACCGCACCGAGAAATGCGAAGCGCCCATCATCCCCGACCGGCTCAGGCAGTGATGTGGGCGCCCCGACTAAGGACAAGGAGATCACAGTGACGACGACAACGGCCACCGTGGGTTGGCACGGCGATGCTGGTTTGAAGGCCCGCAAGGTCGCGGACATGGTGGCGCACCGCGCGGCCGACGAGATCGTGGGTGGCACCTACGGGCGGATGCTCAACGGCGGGAACCCACGCTTCGGTGGCTGTTTTCATGGCTGCTTGACGGTGGAGGAGTTGGCCAGGGAGCAGGGTCTCACCCCGATCCAGGTCGCACGTGACATCTCTGGATACGAGTTGCATGAGGCAGGGGAGCGGCTGTGGGGCATCCCGTACCGGCTCGGCGCTGTCCTGGACAACGTGTTCGAGCGTTCGGCCGACAAGGGCGCTTTCGCGGTCGCCGCGACCGAGGCGGTTCCCGTGGGTGCTGACTTGTCCCTGGTGGTGGACCGGTGGGTGCTGGCCATCCTGGTCGACCCGGAGCACGGCGTGATCCGGCACGCGGGCGAGGGAACCGCGGTGCGGGCCGCGATCGAGGGTGTGGCAGTGCTGTACCGGCGTCGGCTGGCTGGGGATGAGCCGGACCGCGACGAGTGGACGGCCGCGCGCGCCGCCGCCGACGCCGCCGCCGCCGCCGCCTACGCCGCCGACGCCGCCGCCGACGCCGCCGCCGCCGCCGCCTACGCCGCCGCCGCCGCCTACGCCGCCGCCGCCGCCGCCGCCGCCGCCGCCGCCGCCGCCGACGCCGCCTACGCCGCCGACGCCGCCGACGCCGCCTACGCCGCCGCCGACGCCGCCTACGCCGCCTACGCCGCCGCCGCCTACGCCGCCTACGCCGCCGCGCGGGCGCTAGCCCGCGCGTGGCAGGAGCGGCACTTGCTTGACCTCATCGCTGCTGCCTGATCAAGCCCGGCACCACACAACGAAGCGGTCCCGCTTACCCGTGTCCAACAGCGGCGGGACCGCCCCGAGAAAGGGGATTATCCCATGGCCACAGGGCCAGAGCATTACCGCGAGGCTGAGCGGCTGCTCGCCTTGCTACCGGACATGGACCTCGGCAGCCGCGCTGAAGCCGGCACCATTGCCGAAGCGCAGGTCCACGCCACCCTCGCCCTCGCTGCGGGCTTTGCCGGCGTAACGCTGGCGGATGACGACAGCCCGACGGCACGGGCTCTGATCGAGTCGTGGCAGTCAGTGATCTCCGGGGAGGTGTCTTCCCAGTGAGCACCGAGAAGACCACCACTGTCATCAGCCGCGCCGAGCTGCTCGCCACCGCCTTGGCCGGCCTGCCCGCGGCCGCCATCACCATCAAGGCCCGGGTAGCCGACGAGGCCGAGGCCCTGTCCTGGGTGGAGGCGCTCGGGCTCACCGACGTCGCCCTCCGCGGACAGCCGCACCCGCTGCAGGCGTCCGTCCCGGACTTCTGGATCGCCACCATCGATGCGCGGTCGCCCGGCGCCCGGGTCGAGATTGTCTGGGACGAACCGCACACCCCCGCGCGTGAGGCCGAGTGGATCGCGGCGGACGGTCCGAGGCATCACCCGCGCGTTCCCGGGCCGGCCGACGAGCCCGCAGGCGGTGGGTCCGATGTCTGAGCGTCTGTCCTACGACCGGGCCCTAGAGCTGCTCCGCGAGGTGGTCGCGGAGTTCGGCGAGGACTACAAATACCCGCACTACCCGGCGGAAAGGCTGCCCGACGGGCGAAAGCTGCGGTGCTTCTACGTCCGCGACGACCAGCCGTCGTGCATCGTCGCGCACGTCCTGCACCGCGCCGGAATACCAGTGCAGGACCTGGTGAAGGTCGAGGGCCTCGGGCCGGCGGACACAGAGGGAACGACGCTGTTCGGCCAGTGGGCCGACCTCTTGGCGCGGCAGCTGCTCCGCGAGGTCCAGGTCCAGCAGGACGAGGGCGAGACGTGGGGCAACGCCCTGCAGATAGTGCTGGACGCCGGCGGCCCCGATGAGTGACCTGCGCCCCGCCCTCGTGGAACTGCTGGAAGCGATGCGGGTGGGTCACGTCTACGGCCGTGAGCAGTCGAAGTTCCGCCGAGGCCCGGCCGGCGACATCAAGGTCACCCCGCAAGTGGACGAGCTGTTCTGGCTGCGGCTGGCCTGCAAAGCGGTGGTGAGCAGCGCCGGCACCTACCTGGTGATTCCGACGGCGCTCGGGATCACGACGAGTGACGAGTACCGGAACGGAGCGGGCAGATGACACAGCCACCGCACGTCGTGGCGCTACTCGACCAGGCAGCGGCCGCCTTCGGCGCCGAACTGGTCCGTCTCACCGCGGCTGTTGCCGCCGGCATTGCGGAGAGTGGGCGTGAGCAGACGATCAACGACTTCACCGCCTTGTTCAACCGCAGTAACGACTTCAACCGCGTGATCCTCGCCGCGTTGCTTGCTCAGGCATTGGCCGATCGAGCGATTGGGGCGGGCAGATGAGCGCCCAGGTTCAGGCCGTGTCCGCCTTGTGTCTGCTGGCCACGCTGGGTGGCGGAGTGCTGATGTGGGCGTGGTGGCCCACGCCGCGCCGGGTGCAGGAAGCCGAGGACGAGGCGAGGGCAAAGCGCACCAAGGCGATAGCCGCCGCCGCTGTCACCCTGCGCGAGGAGCGGGCCGCGCTCGCCGACACGTCGGTACCGGCGAACTACGCATCGGGGGAGTACCCGCTGGTGCCGCCGCCGAAGCACGCCGCGGTGGAGGTGTCCGCCGACGAGCCGGAGTACGTGGCCGAGCCCGTCGTGGAGCCGGCCGAGCCGGAGCCGGCACCCTCGGTGCCGTGGTGGGCGCAGCAGCCCACCGTTTACGACGAGGCCACCCCACTTTTCGCGGCCGGCACCTTCCCGGCACTTGAACGCCTGGAGTCGCACACGGACATCTGGGCGCGAGACGGGCTTCTGGAGCGGATCCGCCGCGACGAGTACGAGCAGGCCTGGCGCAATGACGACGCGCAGGCGGGGGTGGATGCAGCGTGAGCGCCTATGACAACGATCCACGGGTCCGGCGATGGAGGGCCGACGTCCGGACTTTCGAGGGGCCGGACGGTACCCGCTACACGGTGAATCCGGACTTCCACGGCGATCGCCCTGATCTATGGGTGCTCGGACCCGCGACGTGCCCCGTCGAGGTTCAGCGGGACCACGCGGCGTACCTGGCGTGGGATGCAACGTTGCCGCGGTTCGACTCGCTGGATACGGCGATCGCCTCGGTGATCGGGGGGCCGCAGTTGTGATCGAGAACCCCACGTACCAGTCCCCGTACTACGGCCTGGACAAAAAAGGCAACTACCGGACCTGGCCCTCATTCGCCGGACCGGAGCCCGAGGAGCAGATCCCTGGGTGGGCTGAACCGGTTACAGCCGAACCCCTTCCGGTGCTGGTTGAGCCCGGAGTCCGGCACGACCCGATGGAGGCAGGTGAGCCCGGTGAGTGAGTTGTTCCGGTACGAGTACCGAATCCTGGTCGCCGGCGAGTACCAGTGCTTCCTGCGTCTGCGCGACGTCGAAGAGGCCGCAGAGACGCTCGCTGCTGCCGGGGTGCAGACCCGGATCGAGATCCGCACCATCGAACCGCACCTGACCGACTGGGAGCCGCCGAACTTCAGGGACACCGTCGCCGGCCGTCTCGGCTATGAGCCGTTCCCCGGGTATGGGAAGGCGGGTGAGTCCGGTGAGTGAGCTGGACCTGGACGCCATCAAGGCGGCCACAAGAGAGCTGGTCCTCATGGATGGCGAGGACCCGGCGTACACGCTGAAGCTCGGCGTTGTCGCATCATGCGTGCCGTTTCTGATCGCGGAGATCGAGCGGCTCCAACGCCTCGCCGGTGCCGATCCTTCCCCGTCGTCGTACGCGTACGAGAACGCCATGACCGCGCTTGCCGACGAGCGGGCGAAGGTCGGCGCACTGGTCGCCCTGCTCGCTGAGGTTCTGAGTAACTTCTATGAGTCGCGTGGAGACCTGACCGCAGTTCGTTCGGGCTGGGTCATGGCGGAGACGTTGCAGCGGTGGCGGTCTCACCTGCGAGGTGAGAGCAGTGGATGAGCAGTTGGCCGCGCTGGTGGCGCTGGTCGAGGCGGCACTGACCGAGTTGGGTGACACCCCGGACGAGGTCGCGCGGACCCTGCGCGGGGCCGGCATCCGGGGTCACAAGAGCGAGTGCGGGCTGTGCCCGGTGGCGCTGTGGCTGGCCCGCAAGGTTCCTGAGCTGCGCGGCCCGGGGGGCATGTTCCGGTGGGACGTCAACGCGGTCGGCATCGCCGACGCGCGCGGGGACTGGGTTGTGTGGATGCCGGAGCCGGTGTGCCAGTTCATCAGTCGGTTCGATTACGGAAATGCCTACGAGGATCTTGTGGTGGTGCCGTCATGAGCGACTTCATCGGACCCCTGATCCTGATGGCCGGCGCCGTGGTGCTGCTGGTCTGGATCGCGGGCGAGTTGCTGCCCGCGTCGGGGCGGCTGTTCCGGACCCTGCGGGGCCGGGGCGAGGTCGACGTGCTCGACGTGGAACTCCGGGACCGCATCGACGGCGCCGAAGGCTCCCGCGCCAGGCAGTTCATCGACGGCATGTGGCAGTTGGTCGAGCCCCCCACGCCGCTCTACGACCAGGCCACCGAACCGGACTGGCCGGTCAACCTCCCGCTACGTCACCACCCGGATGGTGCGGTCGATGTGGACGGGCTTGTGGATGAGATCTACGCACATTTGGAGCAGCAGCGATGAGTTCCGATTTGTTGCGCCGTGCAGCAGCCAAGCTGCGCGAGCACGTCCAAGACCTTCCCGCGCTCTGGCGCGGCAACGAATGGTTCCCGGTCTTCACCGACAGCCTGACCGGGGTCCGTACCTGCTCGAAGGGCCACGCGGCCGACACCCAGTCGGACGCCTGTGACTGGTGTGACGACTTCGAGACGTACTCCGAGCCGAGCGCGGCCTACATCGCGCTGATGCAGCCGACGGTGGCGTTGGCATTGGCCGACGTCTTCGAAGCCCTGGCCGGCGCCATCACCACCGCGGGCGCGTGCCGGGACCAACGACTGGAAGCCGTGGCTTGTGCGGTGCTCCGCCTGGAGCGCGACCATGGCTGAGCTGGCATTGAAGAGTGGCCACGTCGTTCTTCTCGACGACGACGATCTTCCAACCGTCCTTGCGGCCGGATCCTGGTGGCTCAAGCGCGACGGCCGGACCCTCTACGCCAAGCGCACCGTCATCGTTCCAGGACCTCGCCGCCGCGACCGCGAAATTATGCTGCATTCTTTCCTGACGAATTGGCCCCTGGTCGACCACATCAACGGGAACGGTCTGGACAACCGTCGCGTCAATCTTCGACGAGCCACTCGTCAACAGAACTCCGCGAACCGACATGCGGTCCTGAGCGCGTCGGGATTCAAGGGCGTCACGTTCCATCGCGAGACCAAACGCTGGCAGGCGGCCATCTGCCAGGCGGGGAAGTCGTACCATCTCGGCCTGCACGACACGGCCGAACAGGCCGCCCGGGCCTATGACGCCGCCGCAATCAAGCTCTTCGGTGAGTTCGCTCGGCCCAACTTTCCGGTGCTCCGTGAGGACGGTGAGTCCTGATGGCCGCGCCGCCGGAGCAGCCCGAGGGCTTCCCTTACCGGTACCACTTCGCCTACTACACCGGCGTGGCCGGCGGCTTCGGCTTCGGCAACCAGTCGGTGTCGCTGGCGCACCGCATCCGTTCCGAGGCGGACCTCCGACTCGTGGCCGATCTGATCCGTGAGGCCAACCCCGCCAACACGACGGTGGTCATCCTGTCCTGGCAGCGGTTCGAGGACGGTGAGTCCCGGTGAGCGCCCCTTACCGCGAGCCGACGTACGTGTCGGACCTGCCCGAGGTCGACCGCAGCTATCCGGTGATCGTGGTGGAGACGCGCCGGTACGTGCTGTGGATCGAGGCTGAGACTCCGGCCGAGGCGGTCGAGCAGTTCGGCTGCGACCCGCACGACCCAGGTCGGGGGAGTCTGTACTGGTTCGACTACTCGGCCGAGGCGCCGGACCGGTGGGACTGGGCCGACATCGAGCGGTCCAACTCGGACGGGGACTGGTCCGGTACGGCGGCTGATGCGCATGTCCAGGCGTGGCGGAACCACCACGCCTACCTGCGGCAGAAGGCCGCGAAGGACGCGTGCGCAGCTGCCGGCCATCCGGTGCCCGAGGGGGCAACCGGCCCGTGGGCGTGGGCGGACTACTGCGGCACCTGCGGGTACATCGACCCGAGCGAGCGCACGACGCCCGACCACGCCGCCGCGGGCGGGGAGCCGAAGGCGACTACTCAAGAAGAATCTGATCTTGGCGGTGGGTCATGACCGACCTGAAGCCCACCGAGCACCGCATCGAACTGGCCCGGGCTATCAAGGCCGGTGAGGTCATCGACCATGGCCATGTCAGGGGCATGGTGACCTGGCAGAAGGGTCCTGCTAGTGAGGTTGTGGTTACGGGGAGGGTGGCTGAGTTCCGTCGGGCGGGCCTGTTGGAGGGTCCGGGCGCTCAGCCGGTCCGCCCGCCATATCCGGCGCGACTGAACGCTGCCGGCGAGTTGTGGCTGGCTGAGCACGGGGGTGCGTCGTGACGGGTTTCGCTGCGGCTTTTGTCGCCCTTTACGCCGGTCACATGGTCGGGGACCACGTGGTCCAGACGGACCGGCAGGCGGCGAACAAGGCGGCCAAGGGCTGGACGGGTGGGCTGGCGATGGCCGGGCATCTGGCCGGTTACGGCACGGCCCAGGCGGTGGCGTTCGCGCTGCTGGTGGTATCGGGCGTTCCGCTGGGCGTCGGTGCGGTTCTGGCCGGCCTGGTGTTCTCGGTCGCGACGCATGCGTTCATCGACCGCCGTTGGCCGGTGTTGTGTCTGTTGCGTGTGGTCGGCGCGCCGGGGTTCGCTGCGCTGCGGTCGGGTGGGCTGAACGGGGCTTATCTGGCTGATCAGGCGCTGCATGTCGGGTGTTTGTTCGTGGCGGCGCTGATCATCGGGGGGTTGTCGTGACTCTGACGATTACGGACCTGTTCTGCGGCGCCGGCGGTTCCAGTTCGGGCGCCGAGTTGGTAGCTGGGGTGCAGGTGCGGATGGCGGCGAACCATTGGAAGCTCGCGGTGGATACGCACAACGGGAACTTCCCGCACGCGGATCACGACGTGGCGGACATTTCGCAGGCGGACCCGCGCCGGTACCCACGCACGGACATCCTGTGGGCGAGCCCGGAGTGCACCAACCACAGCCAGGCCCGGGGTCGTAGGCGCGAGGATCAGCAGCCGGACCTGTTCGGCGAGGTGTTGCCGGACGAGGCCGCGGTCCGTTCGCGGTCGACGATGTTCGACGTCCTCCGTTTCGCCGAGATCCACCGGTACCGGGCGATCGTGGTGGAGAACGTGGTCGACGTCCGGGACTGGGTGCTGTGGCCGGCGTGGGCGCTGGGCCTGGCGAACCTCGGCTACCAGTTCGAGGTCGTGTACCTGAACAGCATGTTCGCCCGGGCGGCGGGCGCTCCGGCGCCGCAGAGCCGTGACCGGTTGTATGTGGTGGCGTGGCGGGCGAAGGACCGCCAGCCGGACCTCGCCCGGTGGACCCGCCCCGTGGCGGCGTGTAGCAGGTGTGGGGCGACCGGGCGGGCGACCCAGGCGTGGAAGCGCCCTGACCGGCCGCGCGGCCGGTACCGGGCGCAGTACGTGTGGCGTTGCTCGCGGGCGGCCTGCCACGCGGAGGTGCACCCGGGTGTGCTTCCGGCTGCGGTGGCGATCGACTGGGTGTTGCCGAGCGAGCGGATCGGAGGCCGGGCCCGGCCGCTGGCGGACAAGACGATCGCCCGGATCGAGGCGGGGCTCCGGCGGCACGCGTCCCGGCCGCTGCTGACCCCGGCCGGTGGCACCTGGAACGACGTCGCCGAGACGGTTGACCAGCCGTTCCGGACCCGTACGACGCGGGACACGGAGGCCCTGGTGGTTCCGGTCGAGGGCCGGGACGGGATCGCCGCCCGGTCGTCTGCCGACCCGCTGCGCACGCAGACGGCCCGGCTTCAGGACGCGCTCGTGGTGCCGATGCGGGCCAACAACACCGCCAAGCGGGCCGGTGAGGCGCCGCTGGACACGGTGGCGGCGGCCGGCAATCACCACGCGTTGGTGATGCGGAACATGACGGCGCGCGGCGACCAGGGGCAGATGAGCACGCCGGTCGGGGAGCCGTTCCGGACGATGCTGTCCGAGGGTCCGATGCAGTCGCTGGTCCGCTGGGACCACCTGCTGGTGCCGTACTACCGGACCGGGGTGGCCCGGCCGGTGACGGAGCCGACGGGTACGCAGACGACGATCCAGTCGGAGGGGCTGCTCGGCCCGGCCGTGGCGGTGGAGGACTGCACGTTCCGGATGCTGGAGCCGCACGAGATCCAGGCGGCCATGGCGTTCGGCGCGGAGTACGTCGTGCTGGGCAACAAGCGGGAGCGGGTGCGGCAGCTCGGTAACGCGGTGACGCCGCCGGCCGCCCGGGACCTGATCGCCGCTGTGGTCGAGGCGCTCACCGGAGAGGCGGTGGCCTCGTGAAGCGCGGCGGCAACCTCAAGCGCACCGAGCTGAAACGCAAGACCCCGCTGCGGGCGAAGGCGAAGCTGTCCACGAAGGTCGGGATCGCGCGCCGTAAGGCGCAGAGCGCGAAGCGCGACTCCCAAACTGGTCCTTCGAAGTTGGTCGTGGCCCTGGTCTTCGATCGTGACGGTGGCTGCTGCATCCGCTGCGGCACGCCGGCCCGCGGCGAGCGCGGCGTGGACTACTCGATCCACCATCGCGCCGGCCGGCAGATGGGCGGGACCAAGCGCGCGAGCGTGAACCTGCCGTCGAATCTCGTCACTACCTGCGGCAACGGGACTCAAGGGTGCCACGGCTGGATCGGCGCGAACGTCGCTGAGGCGCACCGCAAGGGCCTGCTGGTCCTGTCCTCGCTCGATCCGAAGACGGTCGTGCTCACCACCTGGTGGGGCGATGTCCTGCTGGATGACGAGGGCCGGTGGACGGAGGTCCCGTCATGACGGACTTCGTGATCTTGTTGACCGCCTCGCGCTCGTGGGACAGGCCGGACGTGGTGGACGAGACGCTGCGGATCCTGGCGAACTCGGCGTGGGAGTCGGGCTACAGCTACGTGGTGGTGCGGCATGGCGCCTGCCCGCAGGGTGGTGACGCACACGCCGACGCCTGGGTTCGTCGCCAGCGGCACGAGGGTCTGGGTGTGCAGGCGGACCGGTGGCCGGCGGACTGGGCGGGGCTGGGTAAGCGGGCCGGCTATGTCCGGAACGTGGCGATGGTTCAGGCCGAGCCGACCGCGGACGTGTGCGTCGCGTTCATCCGTGACCTGTCGAAGGGCGCGAGCAACTGCGCTGATCTGGCCGAGCGTGCCGGTATCCCGGTGCAGGTCATCGACTACGACGACATCTCGGACGCTGCGGAGGTGTCCTCATGACACTGATCAAGAAACTCGCCGATCAGGTACCAGGCCCATGGGACCTCGTGGTCGGTATCCCCCGGGGTGGCCTGATCGCCGCGGTGGCCCTGGCCTACGAGTTGAACGCACCACGCGTAGGTGCGTTCACGGCCGCCTACCGCCGCCGGCGGGCGTTGCCTCCGGTCGTGGGCCGGGAGTTGTGCGTGCCACTGGTCCGGGCCGCTGAACGGGTGCTGCTGGTCGAGGACGCCACGGCCACCGGGACGCTGATGGAACACGCGCGGGCGTGGATCGAGGACCGTGACGCCATCGTGGTCACCGCCTCCCTCTGGGTGCTGTCCTCAAGCCGATACCGGCCGGACTTCTGGGTGTCCGAGGTGGATGTCCTGCCGTCCGGTCGGGACTTGCTCGCCGCTGAGGTGTCCTCATGACCGCCTACACCATCACCCCGGTAGCCCTGGAAGGGCTCGACGAGAAGCGGGCCGCGGTGGTCCACGGCCCGTCGTTGCGGGACTCGCTGACCCGGCAGGAGTTGGCCCGCCGTCTCGTCGCCCAGGCGGAGGAGCTGTTGCGGCTCCGTCGGCAGCTGGTGGTGGCGCAGGCCGCAGCCAGGCACATGGAGCGGCTACGCCTGCGGATGGATAACGAGGCAGCCCTACGGGTCCGGACGCAACGCCGGTTGGACCGCACGGCGGCTGCTCTGGCCGCTATCGCCGAGGCCCGACCTGAGGTTGCGGGTCTGGTTGATCGGGCTCGGGAAGAGATCTGGAGGGACGGGGATGTCTGAGACCAGCATCGAGTGGACGCATCGCGCTGGGACGATCGGCGAGACGTGGAATCCGACGACCGGCTGTGACCGCATCTCGGCGGGCTGTGACAACTGCTACGCGTTGAGCATGGCCCGCCGGCTCAAGGCGATGGGCTCGGCGAAGTACCAGACCGACGGGGATCCGCGTACGTCTGGGCCGGGGTTCGGGTTGGCCGTGCACGCGGACGCGTTGACGATTCCGCTGCGGTGGCGCAAGCCGCGGACCGTGTTCGTGAACAGCATGTCCGACCTGTTCCACGCCCGGGTGCCGCGCGAGTTCGTGGCCGACGTCTGGTCCGTCATGGCCGCGACCCCGCAGCACACGTACCAGATCCTCAGCAAGCGGCCGGAGCGGATGGCCCGGATCGTGTCGGCGGCCGACTTCCAGCGCAGGACGGAGCCGTGGCACGCCGTTGGCGATGACGTGGTGCCCATCCCCGTCTGGCCGCTGCCGGGCGTGTGGCTCGGCACGAGCATCGAGTCGGAGGAGCACGTCGGGCGGGCCGACCACCTGCGGCGTACCCCGGCCGCCGTCCGGTTCATCTCCGCCGAGCCTTTGATCGGTGCGCTGTACGGGCTGGACCTGACCGGGATCGACTGGCTGATCATCGGCGGGGAATCCGGGCCGGGCTCGCGCCCGATGGATCTCGGCTGGGTACGGGACCTGATCGCGCTGGCCCGCCAGTCCGGTACCGCCGTGTTCGTGAAGCAGCTCGGCGCGGTCCTGTCCGGTGGCGGCAAGGGCACGGACTGGTCGAGGTGGCCGGGAGACCTGCGGATCCGCGAGTACCCCGAGCCTTCCCGGGAGGTCTCAGGTGTCTAGGGACTGGCGTGCCTGGGCTGTGTGTAGGGGCACAGATCCGGAGGCCGCGTTCGTTGCGCCGACCACGCCCGAGTCGGCCGAGTTCGTGCAGAAGTGCTGCGCAAACTGCCCGGTGCTGGGGGAGTGCCTGACGTTGGCGTTGCGGGCTGAGCGGAACCTGTCCTCGGGGTCGGGTCGTTGGGGGGTGTTCGGCGGTGCTGGCGGAGCAGGTGGAGCACGGTACCCGTGCGGGGTATGAGCAGCATCTGCGTCGGCGGTCGAGGGCTTGTGATCCGTGTCGTGCGGCGAAGGCTGCCTATGACGCGGGGCGGCGCTCCCGGGCGGGTGCGGCATGACGGATACGGGCTGGATGTTCCGGGCCTCGTGGCCGATCCTGCGGCCCGAACTGCCGATGGGGATGCTCCGTGCCGAGGCGTGCCGGGAGATCGACGAGATGGCCCACGAGGCGAACTGCCGCATCGTCGGCGAGGTGTCCTGGTCGGTTGTGGACGGCCGGCTCTACGCGCACGCTCCGGCGGCGAAGCTGGCCGCGGAGCGCGGCTCGGTGATGGCGAAGGCCCCGTTGATCGGGCGGATGGCCCGGTCGGGGATGACGGACCGGCGGATTGCTGACTCGCTGGGTTGTTCGGAGTCGGCGGTGGCGAAGGTGCGTCAGCGGTCCGGTGTGGCTCCGGGTGTGGGGAATCCGGTGTTGTCCGGGCAACAGCAGCAACGGAAGGGCAAGGCTGCGTGAGCGTTCAGGCCATCGCCTGGGTCCTGCGGGACGCGGTCGGCGTGAAGCCACATCTGGTGGCCACGCTGATCGGCTTGGCGAACCACGCCGACGATGCGGGGAAGGGCGCCTACCCGTCGCAGGCGAAGCTCGCCGGTTACACCCGCAAGACAACGCGGGGCATTCGGAACGACCTTGCGCAGCTTGAGGCGGACGGGCTGATCGAGCGGGGGGATCAGCGGCTGGCACAACATGTCCCCGCCGACGTGCGACCGGTTGTGTGGAATCTGCGCATCGACCGGAACTGTGCTTCCGCTCGTGACGGCGGGGGTGTTGACGGCGGTCAATCTGAGGGGAAACCGCAGGCCGCGGCCACCGGGGAAGCGCCGAAAGACGGCGACGCCCGGAACCCTGGTCCCGGGCGGAAGCGTAGTTCCGGCCGGAAGTCCAGCGCACGCACGAGCGGAAGTGGGGTTCCAGAGGGAGCGGAAGCAGGCTTCCGCCAAACCGTCCATGAACCAAGAACTAAACCGTCATCATCACCGCGCGAACGTGCGGTGCGGTACGTCGCCGAGACGCTCGGATGCGATGACGACGATGCGAATTGGATTGTCGATCAAGTCCAACAGCGTCACCGGCCACAGCGGATGCCCGGCTACCTCCGGCGCATGGCAGCCTCCGGCGACCTCGCCGCGCTGCTGGCCGAACGACACCCACCGCCGAGACCTGAGCCAGAGCCGGCCTGCGGCCAGTGCGGACCCAACCGCCAGGTCGAGAACGCCGACGGCCGGCTTGCCCGCTGTCCCCGATGCCACCCGCTACGTGAGGAGCGCGCCGCGTGAGCGAAACCCACGCGCTGTACCGGTTCTTCAACCACGATGGCCAGCTGCTCTACGTCGGCATCACCCTCAACCTTGGCTCGCGGCTGACGAAACACCGCGACGACAAGCCATGGTGGGCCGAGGTCGCCCGGGTCATGGTGGCGCAGTTCGACAGCCGCGAGGAGGTCCTAGCTGCCGAGAAGGTCGCGATTCGGACCGAACAGCCGAAGTACAACATCCAGTACAACGAGGCCGTGATTGAGCGTCGCCAGCAGCTCGCGCCGGTCGGACTGGGGGTGTTGAGGCCAGGCGACATTGTGGCCGCGTGTCTGGTAACGGGGGAGTGCCCCCTCGGCGAGATCACTGATGTCGACGAACGTGGATTCCGGCTGACCCACGACTGGTCGGCCAAGGCGCCCGCCGTCGCCATCGTCCTGTGGCCGCAGGTAGAGCGCATCCTCGTGGCCGGACCACCGGGAGGGTGGGACGACGAGACGCCTGTCCAGATCGACAAGTGGCCGCTTTACAAGCTCCGCGACTACTGGAGAGCCCATCGGATGCCCCGGTTCGCCTGCGCCAAGTGCGGTGGTGAGTTCTACGTCGAACGCTGGAACGACGGCGGGCTATGCGGCAAGTGCTGGAACGAGGAGGCGCCGTTCTGATGACACTCAGTCACCGTGGCGCTGACGTCGCCGCGCTCGCCGCGAGGCTCGCCGCAAAGGCGGCCGACGCAGCGAACCCACCTGCTCGCCGTCGCCGAAACGGGCACATCGCCGACTGCCCGAACCCGGCTCGTCCGGTCGACAAGTGCCGAGTCTGCCGCTCCGAGGTGGTCGGTGCCCGAGTCGAGGGGGACGGCGATGAGCCTGACGATCGATGACCCACCCGAAATCGCCGGCTGCTTCCGATGCTCACGCCCACTGGCCTGGCTGTACTCGGCCCGCACCGGCCAATGGGTCGCCTTCGCCACCACACCCGACGACATCCGGCTCCTACGGGTCCACGAATGCCCGAGATACCCCGGCGACCGGCCACCACCAGCGTGGCGGGACATCGTCGAGCAGCCACCGGAAGTGATCCATGCCGGTGCCGCTCTTGTCAGGGAAGCCATAGATCGAACTACGAAAGATCACCAAGGAGGAGACCAGCAGTGAGCACCATCGTGTTCATCGACACGGAGACCACTTCGCTCCGACCCGACCGGCGCGCCTGGGACGTGGCCCTGATCATCCGTGAGCCGGGCGAGGAGGACCGCGAGTACCAGTGGTTCATCGAGGCGCAGGACCTGGACCTCGGCAACGCCGACCCGTTCGCCCTGCGCATCGGCCACTTCTACAAGCGGCACCCGGCGGCCGTGACCACGGACTTCTTCGTACCGAACGTCGAGTCGGAGCAGTTCGTGATGCGGCACGTCGAGCATCTGACCCGCGGCGCCCACCTCGTCGGGGCGGTACCCAACTTCGACGCCGACGTGCTCGGCGCCCGGATGCGGGACAACGGGCTGCTGCCGTCCTGGCACTACCACCTTCAGGACGTCGAGACGCTGATCGTCGGCTACATCCGCGGTCTGATCGTCGCCACGGCGGAGCAGCTCGACGCGGCCGACAAGCCGACCGACGCGCTCTGGCAGCTACCGACGGCGCTGCCATGGAACTCCGAGGACCTGTCCCGGGCGGTCGGGGTCGAGCCGCCGGCCGGAGAGGACCGCCACACCGCTCTCGGGGATGCCCGGTGGGCCCGCGACATGTACGACGCGGTGATGGGCAAGGTCGGCGGGTGAGCGCCCGGGCGAAGACCTGGGTCCTGATCGCCGCCGCGGTCGTCGTGCTGGTGCTGTGCTGCGGCCTCGCCGCCTGCCTACCGGCCAGCCCCGGCTACCACGTGGTCCACAGCGACACGTCGAAGTCGAAGAAGAGCAAACCGAAGACCGTCAAGGTCAAATCACGGAAGAGGTAGGGCGAATGGGACTGGACTTCACGAAAGAGGCCAACGGCGACGAGGTCGCACCGCTCGGCTCGGTCGGGGTGCTGGAGGTCGAACTGGAATGGGAGCAGCCGCAGACCGGCGGCGGGTTCATGGGCAAGCTGAAGGGCCTGCGCGACGCGACCGACGTGGACGTGGCCGGGATCCTGTTCGAGGGTGACGAGCCGGTGGACTACGTCGACCCCAAGCAGCACCCGAGCGCGTTGGGTGGGGCGGTCGTACACCACGGCGACGTCAAGCGCGGTGCCGGCGAGGGCGGCGGGGAACGGATCACCATGCGGCTCGCCGACATCCGGGAGACCGACTCCGACATCACCGCGATCGCGCTCACCGCGTCGTGCCCGAGGGGTGACTTCTCTAAGGTGGCCGGCGCGGTCTGCCGGATCTTCGACGCCTCCAACGGGACCCGCCAGCACCTGGGCAACGTCCGCTTCGCCGTCACCGGCGGGCACACCGGTGCGCTGCTGGGCGTGGTCCGCAAGACCCCGGACGGGTGGCTGTTCGCGAAGACCAAGGCGTACGGCGCGGCGGGGAACTGGCGGCAACTCGCGGGCCTGGCCCGCGGCCGAGTCGCGTAGATCACTGGACGGGCCGGGCGTCCCGTATCCGCCCGGCCCGCTTGATCAAGACTAGAGGAGGAGAACCTTATGAGCGATTTGGACGGCGGCTCCGCCGCCCCGGCTACGCCGGACGTCCCGACGGGCGGGCAGATGAGAGCCCCCGGATCGGTCCAGCCACCTCGTCCGTCGGTCGCGCCTCCGTCACCGCCATCCACGGGTGATGTGCGTGTGGACCGGGCCGTTGTCGATGGCTGGCCGGCCGGCATGGTAGCGATCGATCTGGAGCGTGCCGTTGCCCGGCGACAGCCCGTGACGTTGTGCGGCGTGGTGTACGCGCCGGCCGACGGGCCTAACCACTCCGGCGTAGCCGGGGAGCCGGAGGCGACAACGACTAGATCTTGGGTTGAGCCTCCGACGGGCGGCATGCTCGTGTTCCACGACAAGCACGGAAGGCCGATCTTTGCTCGACCCACTCAGGGTGATTCTCCGCCTTCGCCCACCCAGACCCCTTCACCTGACCCTGTTGGCGCGGCAGCGGCGATCCTGGTGGGCGGAACGGTGGTCTCCGACGAAGCCGTGGAGGCTGCCGCGCGTGCCGATCACGCGTTCGGCCGTCTCGGCGACGACCCCGACTGGGGTGGCCTGACCGACGCGGACCGGGACAGCTACCGGCAGGCCGCGCGCTCGTACCTGACCGCTGCTGCTCCTCTGATAGCCGCACAAGCCCTGCGCCGGGCAGCCGCCGAGATCCGCAGCCACATCTCCGCCCCGCGTGCCCGCGTCGCTACCGACGTGCCGCTCGACGTGGCGGCCGGGATCGTCGAGCGGCGCGCCGACGAGCTGGAGCGGGGGACCGACCGACCGCCGCCCGATCGAGGCAAGGTCACCGCCGACGACCGCGCCATCGTCAGCCGCGCCACCGGCGGCCGCATCCGCTCCGTGGAGCGGATGCCTGAGTACGAGGAGGACTGATGTCTGACGACCGCCCAACCCCGGAGGAGTTCGCCGCCTTCGATGCCGCCCTGGCAACCCTGCGGAGTAGTGGGAGCAGCGATTTGTCACCGATCGCCCAACATGCCAAGGCGATCTACGACGCCCAGACCGAACGGCTGGCCACGTTCCAGGCGGCCGTCGAGGACGCGTCCACCCGTCGCGCAGGCGCTCTCGCTGCGCTCTACGACTCGGGCCTGTCCTACAAGGAAGTCGGCGCACTGGTCGGCCTGAGTTCCGCGCGGGTGGGGCAGATCATCACCGCGCTAAACCGGTGCCGCCCGGCCACCCCGGCGTCAGCCGGAGAGCCGAAGGCGCCGCAAAAGACTCTTGCAAAAGACTTCGACGGAGGTAGCGGTGAGTGAGGCCCGTGCTGACGCTGCGGCCCCCGACCCGCCGATGCCGCCCCGGGACTGGCTCGGCGAGCACACCGCTCCGTCGAAAGGCTCAGCTGGGCGTGGCTGGCAGACCGGCTGGCGGGCGGGCTACCTGGCCGGGCTTCAAGCGGCGGCGGCGGGGGAGCCGGCCTTCGACAAGGTCCGCTCGCCGGCCGCGGTGGCGAAGCTGTACGTCCTCGCCGTCGCGGAGGAGATGGCTGTGGCTGTCGCGGCGGCCAAGGCGAAGTACGTGGCCGACCTGTCCGGTGATGCGCCGTTCTCGTTGCTGATTGCGAGTGAAAAGTATCTACGTGCCACTGGGCGGGGTGCCGTAGACCCGCAACCAAAGGAGGACTGACCGATGCCCCTGACCTACCGCAAGCGGCCGATCGTCATCGAGGCGATGCAGTGGACCGGCGACAACATCGCCGACCTGTGGGACTGGGCGGGCGCCGCCAACGTGTACGGGCCGACCGAGGCGAACCCGCTGCGGCTGTACGTCGCGGCGAACGAAGCGTGGCTCGACCTTGAGACCGGTGAATGGATCATCCGGGACAGCCGCGGGTTCTACCCATGCAAGGCCGAGGTGTTCGAGGCGACCTACGAGCCGGTGGACATAGAGCGGTACTGCGTGATCTCCGGCCGTCCGGTCCACATGGTCCCCGGCGACCGATGCCTGGACCACGGCGCCGCGCCGACCATGTGCCCGACCGACCTGCGGCCGGCGCAGTGCCAGCACCCACGGCTGTCCCCGAACCACCCGCAGCCGCACTGCTCGGAGTGCGGTGTCGATGTGGCCGTAGACCCCGAGGAGAAGCCGTGAGTTGCGCCTGTAGCTGTCATCGCTGCTGCGTCCCTCTCGATGAGTCTTGTCCGGACTGTGCCGACGACCACGTCGAGGAGAAGCTGAATGGCTGACTGGATCAGCGACGTGCTGCGCGATATCTGCCGTGGTGTCGGGGACGGGTTCGACCTGATCGTTGGCTACTGGCCGGGACCGCTCCGCCGTAGGCGGGGAGCGTAGCGACAATCCAAAATCAGCTACAGAAGGTAGCGACGACGATGTTACTTGCTGGTAGGTGTGGCGTGGTGCCACCGTCCGGGGACCGGGTTGAGGCATCGGGACGTACCGATCGCGGGAGTTTGACCATATATGCAGGGGAGTAGCGGTGAGTAATCTGGCGGCGTGGCTCAACGCCCAGATCGACCATGATGACCTGACCCGCCGTGAGGCTCTGGACCATCTGCTCGACGGTGGTCGGTCCGGGTTCGACTGGTCCAGTCTTCCGGACCCTGTCCGGGTCTTCGTGATGACGTGGACGCCGGGTAGGGCGGAGCTGGAGGTGGCCGCCTACCGGCGCATCCTTCGGGACTACGAGACGGCCCTGACGTCGGCTGAGGTTGCCGAGGGCACGCCGCTGGCTGGCGCCACGCGGCTGTCCCTTCGGCTGCGTCGTGAAGCCGTGCTGGCGATCGCCTCGATTTACTCGGACAGGCCCGGGTTCGATCCGGCATGGACGGTGGAGTGATGACCAGACCGCCTGCACCGGCTGGGGTCAGTGCCCGGGTTATCGCTAGGACGCGGGTGTTGCGGAGGGAGCGTGGTTGGTCGGGTCGGGTGTTGGCGGAGCGGCTGACTGCGGCCGGGTGTCCCACGTCCCAGAACATGATCGAGAGTCAGGAGGGTCGGGGTTCCCGGTTGTCGGCGGAGCAGGTGGTTGCTGCGGCCGCGGTGTTCGGGCTGTCCCTGGACGAGTTGTTCGGTAACGGGTGCGGGCGTTGCCAGGGGGCGCCGCCGGTGGGGTTCGTGTGTGGGGCGTGCGGCTTGGAGGCCCCGCCGGCCGAGCCCGAGCCGGTGTGGCCGTTCAGCGAGGCTGATTGTCCGGTTTGCGAGCCGCCGCCCGAGCCGAGCCCCGAGTTCTGGGACGCCATGCAGACGATGATCGTGCACCAGGGCGGCACCGATGCGGAGTGGGAGTCCTACCGCCGCACCTTCCCGGAGCGGGTCGAGCCGCCGTTGCGGGAGCCGTACGACAGTGACGATCCGTGTCCGACGTGTGGCGCGCCGATCGTCAGCATGTTGATGGGCGACGCGGTCTTCCTGCCGTGCCGGCACGCGTTCGTAGTGGACGACGAGTTCGACGGGGTGGCGTACAACTGGAGGCGGGGGCTGCTGCGCTTGCTCCGGCGTCGCTGCCGGGACTGCGGAGCGCTGCGGGGTAAGCCGCATGAGGACGGCTGCGACGGGGCCCGCTGCCTGGCCTACGGCACGCAGCGGGCACAGTGTGGTGACGGCGCCCGGCTCGTGGTCGTCGGCTTCTACCCGTCGGGGTCGCCGATCGTGTGGCACGAGTTCGACGGTCACGACTGTGGCAAGGATGTCTGGTCCGGCCGCTGGCCAGGTGTGGCGGATGCTGAGCGGCTGGGCTGGTATGCCTATTTCGTGCCCAACGGTGACCCGTCGTGGGTGCCCTGCGGCCCGGATCATCCCGGTGCCCGCCCTGACCTGAACAGGCTTCAGGTCGAGGGCCGGTGGAACCCCCGGCTGCTCCGGTGGGAGGCCCGGTGAGCTTCCGTCGTCGTCTCGAAGACGGCTACCAGTGCCTCGTACTGGTCCTCATGCTCGGTGTCGCTGGGCTGCTGGGTGCTGTGGCTGGCGCCCTCGTCACCTGGAGCGTGATCGGGTGAGTGACAGCCGTGCAGAACGCTGGAAGCCCGAAGGGGCGACCTACCTATGGGTAACGTTCGGCGATGAGTATCCGGCCGACCGCCCGCTCTCCTGCGAGTTGTGCGGTGCGGTGGTGGTCGATTCCGAGCTTCACACACGCTGGCACGCGTCGTTGGAGTCCGTGGTGAAGCTGTTGCAGGAGCGCCCCGAATGATCTGCGTGGTCTGCCAGGACCCCGACCGGGTGGTGGAGCCTGGCTGGCTGGTCTGCTACCGCGACTGGTCCCGCATGGCGGTGGCCCTGCGTGACATCCCGGGTCTGGTGGCTGAGGTGTACTCCCTGGGCCCGGTCCAGCGCGACCACCGCCGGGAGTTGTGGGACGTGGCGACGGGTGCGCGGTGGCCGCACTGGGACCCGGTGGCGAACATGTTCAGCGCCGGCCCGATCAACGGCGCCAAGGGCGCACCGAGGGTGTCGGGGAGCCGAGCGGCGCCGGTCCCGATCCGCCTCGACCCCACGGACCTCACCGCGGCCGCCCGTGCCGGCTCGACGGGCGTGCACCTCCGCAGCCCGTGGCCGGCTGACCAGATCGGCCACCTGTCCGTCGCCACCGAGCTGGATTTCTGGGCGAGCGACTGGGCGTCGGAGCGCCACGAGTCGCGGCCATCCCCCCAGGTGCCGTTCCTGTGCTCCTGGCTGTCCGACCGGCTCGACTGGGCCGGCTGCCACTATGCCGCCCTGGACGAGTTCGCCCTCAAGCTGAGCGGGCTCTACGGGGCTCTGACGTCCGCCGTTGGTGGGTGGGCGGTGAAGCCGGAAACCCTCATCACGCCTTGCCGGTCCTGCGGCATGCTGGCGCTGTACCGGGAGATCGGACCGACCCCGGAGTATGACCGGGTGGCCTGTGGAGCCTGCCCGTCGCTGCTGACCGAGGTGGAGTACGCGGAGTACGTCCGGGGTCTGGTTGAGGAAGCGAAGGAGAACGCGGCGTGATGGCCTTCCTGAAGCCGGACGACTCGATGCCGGAGCCGGCCTCGACGGTTCAACTCGACGGTCACGATGAGCGTTGGCCGGCCGACTGGGAGATCCGTGGCCTCGCCTACGGCCTGTGCGACTGGATGATCACGGTCCATGGCGGCCCGCCGGCGGGACATGGCCGCGAGGTTGCAGTACGGCTGTCCACGCCTCTCGGCCCGTTCGAAGGCCGTGCCATTCTGGCGTCCTCAATGGTCAGGTCGGACGGGTCGATCGAGACGACGCTCATTGCCGCCGGCCCGCTCGCGTTCTCCACCTGATGGGCGTCTACGAGGTCCACGTAGGCGTGGCGCTGAGACGCCCGCCCCGTATGGACGAGATCCGCAAGTACCTGATCGCCGCCGACCGTCCTCTTGCCGCTGAGCTTCTGGCGTGCCAGTGGGCCGCGGCGGGCGACGGGGTGGTGATGCCGGTGTCAAGCCGGCTGGTGACGTATGGCGAGGGGCAGAGTTGAAGTTCGGTTTACCTTCGGATCCTGGCGGTGTACCGTCCCGTTCCGTGGCTCCATCCCTGACGAAACTCCACCAGATCAACGCGCTCGTGACCGGCGCCAAGCCGCGCGCCCAGCGCACCCTGACCGACGCCCACCAGATCCTCCAGAAGGCTCCGGTGCTGTCGGGCATTTCCCGCACGTATCTGCCCCGCGACGACGAGGGTGAGCGGCTGCCCCCGGAGTCGACCCGTGTTCAGGTGGTGGCCGCGAAGACGATCGCCGACATGGCGTCCGAGTTGGGCCGGCTCTTCGACCTGCAGTTGACCCAGGACTTCGGCAACACCCAGGCGCGCGCGGACGTGGTCGTCGACGGGCAGACCGTCCTGTCGGACGTGCCGGTGACGTACCTGCTGTGGCTGGACAAGCACCTGACCGACCTGCGGACGTTCGTGGACAAGCTCCCGACCCTGGACCCGTCCGAGACGTGGACATGGGACGAGGCGCGCGCCTGCTGGGCGTCGGCTCCGGTCGAGACGGTCCGCAGCAAGAAGGTGCCGCGCAACCACGTGCTCGCCGAGGCCACCGAGAAGCACCCCGCCCAGGTGCAGGTCTTCAACGAGGACGTCCCGGTCGGCAATTGGACCACCGTCAAGCTGTCCGGCGCCCTCCCGCCGGCGCAGATCCGCGAGTACCGCAACCGAGTCGCCAAGCTCCAGGATGCGGTGAAGGTTGCCCGGGAACAGGCGAACAGCGTGGAGGTCGCGGACCGCCCGGCCGGCGCGGCGATACTCGGCTACCTGTTCGGGTAGCCCCAAGACTCCCCTCCTGGAGCGGAGGGGCGCGCGCAAGCGCAGAGGCTGAGGCTCACATCTCAGGCTGATCGAGGATGGCACCAAGTGCAGGTTCGACTCCTGCCCCGGGCTCCACTTGCCCGGGTGGCGCAATCGGCAGACGCATGTCCACCTACATAACCGCTGAGGCTCTCGCTCCAGGCTCAGCACCCCGCCGATCACCAGATCGAATGGTCACGACAACCGTTAGCGAGATTGCCGGTTCAAATCCGGCCGGCCGCTCCAATCATGCGGCCGTGGCTCAATGGCAGAGCGCGCAAACCGTCAGTCTGATGCGTGGCCTTAAACGCCGCTGGTGTGCGAATGGGCGGTTCACGCCTCGAAAACGTGTGATCACAGGGACCCCGGAGATGGGCATGCTCCGGGGTCCCGCCATATTCCGCTGGTTAGGGGACCCCGGGAAGTGACCATGATCGAGCTACGGCTGTACTGGAAGAGCCCGGACGGTGAGGTTGACCTCGGCTCCGGCTTCCACGAGATGCTCCCGCCTGTCGGCTCACTGCTGGCCTTCGTCACCGACCACGGCGTGGTGTGGCGGGTGGTGCGGCTGTACTTCCACCTGATCATGCCGGGCTCGGTGGCCCATCGCGCGGGCCTCGACGGCCGCGGCAGTGACCCGCCCACGGTCTACGCGTTCGTGGAGCCGGCAGAAGGCCCACATGTGCCCTGACCACTGCCGGCGCGCCTCGCTTGCCGGACGTTGATCTCGGGTTTACCCTGCACGCATACCACCACTCTGTCCGCAGTCTGGTGGCCTATCTCCCGTTAGGGCCACCACCCGTACCGACGTCGTGGGCGCTTTACGCGGGCGAGGTGATCGTGAACCTCGACGCTCTCGTGACCGCCCGCGAGGCCGAGGACTACCCAGCCCTGAAGGCGTTCCATGTGACCCGCCACCTGATCTACCTGTGGCGCGCCTCCGGCCGACTGAAGGCCCGGGGCAAGCGCGGCCGCAGCCCGCTCTACCGCTGGGGTGACATCCTCCAGGCGGAGCGGGACACCCGCCGCTCGGGCTCCTCCCATCGTGGCTCACGCCAAGCCGAAGAGGATGTCGTACCCGCTGCTTAGCCTGGGAGGTTGCGATGACCTGGACGGTGCTGATCGCCTTCGACTACACCCCGGACGGCACGACGGGGCCGGTGCACGTGGAGCCTGAGGACACGGTGACCGAGGAGCAGTGCAACCCTGACCGGGCTGCGATCTTCGTGTCGCTCGGCCTGCTCGTCGAGGACTGACGTGCCGCTGCGGCCGTGCCTGGTCTGTGGTCGACTGTCGGTCCGACGGCGCTGCCCGCGACATGAGGCGGACCAGACGGCGGCCAAGCGGGCCGCGCGGCCCTACCCACACAGCGAGCGTGTACGGCGCGCCGCGGCCGTGCAGGCCCACCGCGAGCAGGTAGGTGAGTGGTGCCCCGGCTGGGGTGTGCCGGCCCACCCCACGCACCCAGGCAACCCCCTGACCGCCGATCACCCTGTTGAGGTTGCGCTGAGCAAGGACGAAGCTCAGTCACTCGATGTGTTATGTCGATCATGCAACTCGCGAAAGTCACGCAGTGTGCTCGACCCCGGCAGGGGTAGGGGGGCCGGGTAGCCACGCGAAACGGGGCCAGGGCGACGACCCCACAACCCGCTTGCGCACGCGTGCATGAAAACGGTGCGGCGTTGTGATCTTGATAGTTTCCTTCAAGATCCGGCCTATCTAGGTTTCATCTCCCCTTTCTCACTCTGGGTAGTGTTACGGAGTGTGACATGGGTCGGCCACCATCCCCTATCGAGCACCACCGCCGCGTCGGCCGCGCCGGCGGCACCAAGAAGGCGGACGGCCGCCCCCTGCCGGTGACCGGCGAGGTCATTGCGCTGCCCATGGCCCCCGGCGTACCGGAGTTGCCGGCGGGGATCGAGGCGGCCGGCGCCGAGTTGTGGAAGCAGATCTGGGCCGACGGCCTGACCTGGATCTCCCCGAAGACCGACATGGCCGCCGCCGTTGAGGCGTGCATGGCCGCGGACGACCTGGCCGTGGCGCGACGCCGCTACCGGGCGACCTCGGACCCGAAGGACGCCGCAGCGTTGGCCGCAATCGGTAAACGGTTCGACCTCGCGCTGTCCGTCCTCGGCTTCAACCCGACCGCCCGGTCCCGGTTGGGCGTGGCGGAGGTGCGTCGTGTCTCCGCGCTCGACAAGCTCCTCGAACGGCGGCGCGACAGCGGCTGAGATCCCCGGCTGGCCACCGCGCTGGCTGACCCCCGTCCCGGTCGAGGACATCGCCCGCGGCGACGGCGCCCTGTTCTGTGACTTCGGCGAGGCCGTGTGCCGCGTCGACAAGGACTCTCTCGCGGCCCGGGCCGGTACCTTGCTGGTCTTCCGGCCCTGGCAGAAGCAGCTGTTCGCGCACCTGTTGGCCCGCCGGGCGGACAACCGGTACCGGCACCGGCAGGCCCTGATCGGTGTCGCGCGTAAGAACGGCAAGTCCGGCAAGGGTGCCGCGCTCGGCCTCGGCGGGCTCGTGCTCGGCCCGCAGGGTGGCGAGGTCTACTCCTGCGCCGCGGACAAGCAGCAGGCCAAAGTCGTCTTCGACACCGCCCGCCGCATGGTCAAGATGGACCCGGAGCTGTCGGAGATCCTCAAGGTCTACCGCGACGTCATCGAGTTCACGAAAACCGGCTCGATCTACCGGGCACTGAGTGCGGAGGCGTTCACCAAGGAGGGCCTAAACCCGCACGAGGTGGTCTTCGACGAGGTCCACGCCCAGCCGAACCGCGAACTGTGGGACGTCATGGCCCTCGCGCAGGGCGCCCGGGTCGAGCCGCTCATGGTCGGCATCACCACCGCCGGCGTGCGCACCGACATCACCGGCCAGGACTCGCTCTGCTACACCCTCTACCAGTACGGCTGCCGCATCGCGCAGGGCGAACTGGTGGACCCGTCCTTCTTCATGGCCTGGTGGGAGCCGCTCCTGCGCGAGGCCGACCACCGCGACCCGGCCACCTGGCGGGAAGCCAACCCCGGGCTCGGGGACCTGGTCGACGTCGAGGATCTCGCCACCGCGGTCCTGAAGACGCCCGAGAACGAATTCCGCACCAAACGGTGCAACCAGTGGGTCGCCACCCAGCAGGCATGGTTCCCGACCGGCCTGTGGGAGTCCCTCGCCCAGCCGCGGTCGGTGCCGGATGGCGCCACGGTGGTGCTCGCCTTCGACGGCTCGTTCTCCGGCGACTCCACCGGCCTGACCGTCCACGACATCGCCGACCTGCACATGGACGTCGTGGAGTGCTGGGAGAAGCCTCCCGACGCCCACGACTGGCGGGTCAACCCCGACGAGGTCGAGGCCGCGGTCCGCAGAGCGTTCACCCGGTGGAACGTCCGCCACTGCGTGTACGACCCGCGCATCTACCAGCAGCTGTTCGAGCGGCTCGCCGCCGAGGGCTACGCCGTGGAGGCCATGCCGCAGGGCATCGCGATGATCCAGGCGTCCCAGCGTTTCTACGAGGCCGCGAAGGACCGCAAGGTCACCCACTCGGGCGACCAGCGGCTCCAGCGGCACGTCGGCAACGCGGTCATCAAGGCCACCCCGCAGGGCTGGCGGGTCCAGAAGGAAACCCCGAACAGCCCCAGGAAGATCGACCTCGCGATCTGTGCCGTCATGGGCCACGCGTACGCCTCGGCGATCGAGGAGCCGCAGCAACAGTTCTTCGCCTCATGGCGCTAAGGAGCATCACCCATGGTCACCGTCGACACGGTCACCCTTGACGGCATCACCAAGCAGGCCCGAGAGATCCGGTTCGGCCGGGTACTCCTGACCGTGATCGCGAGCCTGCTCTACGGCATCGGCTGGATCACTGCCCGAGCCTTCGGGGTGCTGTGGTTGGCGCTGACCTGGTCCGCGGTCGCGGTCAAGGTCGGCTGGCAGGAGGGCCGCCGCAAGAGCGCACCGAAACGAACCTGACCTGCCAACGTCGACCCGTCCGCCGGTAGCTGGCGCAGCCGGAGGTGGGTGACCCGGTGGGCCTGCTCGACCGCATCGCCGCCGCCCGCAGCGAAACCCGGTACTCGATCGACAGCTACATCAACGACTACCTGTTGCCGACCCAGTTCGGGTTCCAGGGCAACCAGTACGGTGTCGGCGGATACGGCGGGCTCGTCCAGACCCTCGCCGGGAACCGCGCGTCAGAAATCGTCAACACGCTGCCCGGGTATATGGCAGCGCTGCGTAACTGCCCACCGGCGTTCTCCGCCGAACTGGTCCGCGCGAGCGTCCTGTCCCAGGCCAGGTTCACGTTCCGTAACCTGCCGGGCCGCCCGAACGCCCGCAAGCAGTTCGGCACCCGCGAGCTGGGCATCCTGGAAACCCCCTGGCCGAACGCCACCACCGGTGAGCTGATCGCCCGGATGGAATGGCACGCCGGCGTGGCGGGGAACGCCTACGTGACGCGGCGGGCGAAGCGGCTCAAGGTGCTGCGGCCGGACTGGGTGGCGATCCTCTACGGCAGCGAGCAGGAGCCCGAGGACGCGATCCACGCGCTCGATGGGCAATTGATCGGCTACGTCTACCAGAACGGTGGCCTCTACAGCAGCGGGAACCAGCCGACGACACTGCTGCCGGCGGACGTGGCGCACTGGTCGCCGATCCCGGACCCGGAAGCCGGCGAGGTCGGCATGTCCTGGATCACCCCGGCGATCCGGGAGATGCAGGGCGACCGGCTCGCCAGCGAGCACAAAATTCGGTACTTCGAGAATGGTGCCACCGCCAACCTTGTGATCAAGGGCATCCCCGCCGTCACGGCCGGCCAGTTCAACGAACTTGTCGACATGATGGAGGCCAAGCACGCTGGGGTCGCCAACGCGTACAAGACCCTCTACCTGACGGCTGGCGCCGATGCCACCGTGGTCGGCTCGAACCTCGCCGAACTCGACCTCAAGGGCGTCACCGGCACGTTCGAGACCCGCATCGCGAGCCTCTCCCGCGTGCACCCGGTGATCCTCGGCATCGCCGAAGGGCTCGCCGGCAGCGCGCTGAATGCCGGCAATTTCGGCATGGCGAGGAGGATCTGGGCGGACACCTGGATCTATCCGACCTTGCAGGATCTCGTCGCCTCGCTGGCCACGATCATCAACGTGCCGTCCGGCGCCGAGCTGTGGTTCGACGTCGCGGACATGCCGATCCTGCGCGAGGACGCCAAGGACGCCGCCGACATCGGCCAGATCCGCCAGACCACCATCACCGGCTACGTGCGCGAGGGCTTCACCCCGGACTCGTCGATCTCGGCCGCGGTCGGTCAGGACGAATCGCTGCTCAAGCACACCGGCAACATGTCCGTCCAGTTGCAGCCGCCGGGTACCGGGGCGCCGGATCCGAAACTCAAGCAGCAGTCCGACGAGGCCGCCCTGATGGCCGAACAGATGCAGGCGATCGGAGCGGCGATCACCGCCGGCTTCGACCCCGACTCTGCGGTCAAAGCCGTCGAGGCCGGCGATCTGACGCTGCTCAAGCACACCGGCCAGCAACCGGGAACGGCATCCGGCACGCCCGGGCCGGCACCGACCGCACCGGGCGATCTCGGCGACCTCGACTGGGGCCTGTTCGGTGGCGGTCCCGCCGGCCAATCCCCGACCGGTCCGGTCGGGCCCACCTCGGGAGGCCCAGGTGTCGGCGCCGTTCAAGGAAGCCCAGCACCCGCGGGGGCCTAACGGCAGGTTCACCCGGTCCTTCGCCCGGATCATGTCCGCCCTGGACCGGAAGAAACGGGACAAGGCCAAGCACGACTTCACGCCGAAGGGACTCAAGGGCCCCGACGACGCCCGCACCTACCTGTCCCACCTGTCCGGAACCAAGGGACCACAGATCCGCGAGCACATCGCCTCCGGCGCCCTGGGCAGGGCGACGGAGGCGCTGCGCGCAGGCAAGGCCGACGTCCCGGAGATGCACCAGATCGACGCGGCGATGCACCCGCTCCCGGACGGCCTGGACCTGTACCGCAGCGTCCCCGCGAAGAAGTTCGGCGCGGTCGACCCGAAATCTCTCGACGGGATGAAGGTCTCCGACGCCGGCTACTTCCCCACCACCATCGCCCCGCAGAAAGCCGGCCCCGGTACCGTCCAACTCCACGTCCAGGCCCCCGCCGGAACCCCGGCAGCCGTGGACCCCGACTCGGGCCAGGTCGTCCTCGGCCATGGCACCGAAATGGCCGTGGACTCCGTGGAGGTCGGGCCCGACGGCTCGACGCGGATGGACCTGGTCGCACTACCACAGTCCGGCGAAGACGCGCCGAGCCCAGATCAGCCTGCCCCGCCCGACCAGGCGGCCGGCCCGGAGCCGAACCGGGACCTCCACGACCTCATCACCGCGGGAATCCCGTCGATCGTCGAAAACGACGCCGGCGCACAGGAGCGACGCCGCCGCGCGCGCGAGGCGCTGGCCCCGGCGATCGAAGGCGAGTTCGGCGGACTGCAGGTACGGATCGGCAACCCGCGGCAGTACTGGGGTGGCCCGGACGAGGAGAGCCCCGGGTTCGCCGTCAGCTACACGATCCACGACGCAGAAGGCAACGAGGTGGGGCACGGCGACCGGGCCTTCTACCGCGGCGACGACGGGAACCTCGCCGCCGTCCACGAGCTGCTCACTCTGGACCCGGAGGTGCAGGGCTCCGGGTTCGCCGCCGCGTTCAACGGCAACCTGACCAACTGGTACCGCGACCAGGGAGTGTCCCGCGTCGAGCTGATCGCCAACGTGGACGTGGGCGGCTACGCCTGGGCCAGCAACGGCTACGACTTCGTGGACGAGGACTCCGCCGCGCGGGTTCTTCGCCGGCTCCGCGGTCGGCTCGAAGGCGCCGACGGGCCATCAGCCGAGGCCGGACGGGACATTCTCCGACGGGCCGAATCGGAGCCGTTCGGCTCGGCCGGGTACCCGACCGCGTTCGAGATTTCCCAGATCGGCCGGCCCCCGAACCTGTCCTCCCGGGTGGCGGGGGAGACGGGCCAGTCCTGGTTGGGCCGGGACGTCATGCTGGGGTCGGTGTGGGAGGGAGTGCGGTGGCTGTAAGGCCTGCGGGTCGGTGGCCGACCCCGAAGCGGCCGACCCCGGAACGGGTGCGGCGGCTGAATGCACTCGCCGACCTGCACGACCGGCTCGTCGCGGCGCAGGTGGATTCGGCCGGGTTCGACCCGACAGCCCACCCGAAGAAGGGGTCGGACTACAACCAGCACAACGTCGATCTGGACGGCGATCCGGCCGCACTCGACGCGTTCCACGCTGCAGCGATGAAGCTGCTTAAGGGCGGTGCCGGGAAGGGCTGAACCCCCCATGGACGATTACCGCCTGTTGTTGCGGTCCATTACCTCCCACAAGGGCAACGCCGAGGACCTGAAGAAGTACTGGCTGCACGGCAAGGGCGCAGCGAAATGGGTCGGCTCGCCGCACCCGTGGACCAGCCTGTATCACCACCTGGCGAAGTACATGCCACCGGACAAGGCGAAGCGCACCGCGGCCGAGTGGTTCCACGAGCACTTCGGGTTCTGGCCAGGCGCGGACCTCAACAGGATCACCCACGGTAAGCCACCCCGCGGCAAGGTCGGCCCCGGCTAGCGCCTGATCTCCAGCCCACCCACCTGCAAGGGAGGTGCGTGGGCGATGACCCATGCCCAGATCCGGACGATCGGCGTCTGCACCCGCTCGTTCGACTTCGAACTGCGCGGCGAGGGTGGCGACGGCCTGTCCCTGGAGGGGTACGCGGCCGTCTTCAACTCCCCGACCCGCATCCGCGACCACGCGGGCGAGTTCGACGAGACGATCGTCCCCGGCGCGTTCAAGCGCAGCCTGGCCGAGCGCACCCCGGTGCTCCAGTGGGACCACGGCCGCGAC